ATAAAGTAAGCTGATAACGGCTTTTGTACTGTCAGGGCCTCCACTGACAAATTTTTATAAGGTATAGGGTGGTGTCGCCAAAACAGCACCCCCTCCCTTATCGCGGCGGTCTTTGAAAATTCTCCGGGGGTATATTCTGTGAAATCTTTCTATATTTTCATGGTGCGAAAAAGGACTTACAGAACTGATATTTCATAGCAGGATCCCTTTCTGTTGTTTTCTCCTTTCAGATTCAGGCGGACGGCAGTTTTGTAAGTCTTTTTTTGTACCATGAAACTGATCTGAAAACGGATAGATTCCCTGTAAAAGAGGGCGGGAAAGTAAAAGATATTTGAGGAAAAGGAGGCAATTACCGTGGGAAAACCAAAAGCTAACAGCCGCAGCGGTTCTTCCGGCAGAATGCGTCCGGCCCTGACTCCGGAAGCACGTGAAAATCAGTTGGTTTCTCTGGCTGTGGATCTTGCCGAGGAACAATTACGGAGCGGAACAGCTTCATCGCAGGTCATCACTCATTATTTGAAGCTTGGTTCCTCCAGGGATCGGCTGGAGAGAGAAAAACTGGAAAAAGAAAACGAACTGCTTCGTGCGAAAACCAAAGCCCTGGAATCGGGGCAGCGGGTAGAGGAATTGTATGAGCAGGCATTAAACGCTATGAGAAGATACAGCGGACAGAGGGAATATGATGAGTATGACGATTAAAACATATTCCGAACTGTCACAGCTGAAATCGTTCGAAAAACGCTTTCGATATTTGCAGCTGGGCGGCATAGTCGGAAGAGAAACGTTCGGTTCCGACAGGTTTATCAATCAGGAATTTTATGCGTCCCGGGAATGGAAGTCCATCCGGGATTTTGTCATTTTACGGGATAACGGATGCGATTTGGGCGTCGACGGATTTGATATTTGCGGAAAGATTATTATCCATCACTTAAATCCGATTCTTCCTAAAGATATTGAAACGAACAGCGACTTTTTGCTTAATCCGGAATATCTCATCAGCACAACGCATAAAACTCACAATGCTATTCACTATGGGGACGAAACGTTGCTGGCAGCCGCTCCGGTTGAACGGGCCAAAAACGATACGTGCCCGTGGAGGAAATAGAATGAGGGATGTCACCACATCCCTCTGACAGGCTTACTTTTTCTTAAGCACTGCTTTAGCAGCACAAGTCGTCCTTCCTTTCACAGTTGCGTGAACATTCACGACTCTTACGTGCCTGGCCTGGCTTATGGATTTAGTAGCCTTTACGGACACTCGTTTCATATTATCACCTCCCTTCGCAGTGACGAATCGATCATATGGTCCAGGTGGTGATATGGAAAAGTGTCTGAAAGAATCTATAGCATGAAGATTAGAAAATGGCAAGGAGAACGATTTTTAAAAGGCTGGAATAAAAAAATACGCTGTTGTGGTGGACAGCATATTTTGGTGTTACTTTTTTGTTTTGTAATATTGTTGGTAGTTTATCCGCTCTTGTGGTTTGTCTTTGTTTTTAAGTCTATAAACTAAATATTCTGGTAATAATTCAGAAATGTCTTTGGGCTTATAAAACTTAGAGTAAGAAACATGGGGTTGTTTATTCACTATAACATCATCTCCAGTCTTTTAAAAATCGTTCTCTTTCTGTTAGCAGATAGTGTATCTGAAAGTAATGGAATTGTCAACATGTTGCGTTTAAGAAAGGAAATCGGCTTTATGGAAAGCATACTTACATCTATCAAGAAAGTGCTCGGCATTACCGAAGAGTACGAACATTTCGATGCTGATTTGATTATGCATATCAATTCGGTGTTCATGGTCCTGAATCAACTTGGCGTCGGTCCGCCTCAGGGATTTGCGATTAGCAGCAAAGATGATTTGTGGACGGACTTTATTTCAGAAGCGTCACAGTTAGAACTTGTGAAATCTTACATATATCTGAAAGTAAAACTGCTCTTTGATCCGCCGCTGGGTTCTGCCGTCATTGACGTGATGAACCGGCAGATCAGTGAATTTGAGTGGCGGCTCAATGTTGCTGTTGACCCAAAAGAGCTGAAAGGAAGTGAAAATCAAAATGGAGAATAATTTACAACATCACGGCATTCTCGGAATGAAATGGGGAGTGCGGCGTTATCAGAATAAGGACGGAACATTAACTGCGGCCGGAAGAAGGAGATTAAACGGAAGCAACGTGTCTTATGATGATGACGGAAAAGTAAACGACGGCCATGCCGGCCGTGCACGAAGCGCCGTTCATCAGACGGTTGCTAACGACTATAAAAGTGCAAATTCCGGTTTACAGTCTGCAAGCAATGCGTCAAATAACGCTGCCAACATCGCGAATCAGACTGCCAGCCGGAAGCAGGCAAAAGCTATGAAGAATATGGATTTATCCAATATGAGCGATAAAGAACTTCAGGCGGCTATTAACCGTCTTAACATGGAGCGCAGCTACAAGGCATTATCGACAGAAAGTATTAAATCGGGCGGCGAATATGTTTCCAGTATTTTATCCACAGCGGGCGGCGTGCTGGCTATTGGAGCTTCTGTGGCGAGTATTGCGGTCGCGATCCATACGTTAAGGAGCTGATAGTATGGCATTGTCGAACACAGCCACGCCAAAGTATTACGGCCAGTTTCGGAATGCCGTTATAAATGGGGAAATACCGATCTGCCGTGAGGTCGAGATGGAGATGCATCGCATCGACAGCCTTATCGAAAACCCCGGCGTCTATTATGACGATCAGGCGGTTGAGGGGTGGATCGAGTATTGTGAAAATGAACTTACCCTGACGGATGGTTCTGACCTCACGCTTCTTGATAGTTTCAAACTTTGGGGCGAACAGGTTTTTGGCTGGTATTACTTTGAAGACCGCAGCATTTACGAACCGTATCCGGATGGGCATGGCGGCCATTATGTCCGTAAAAGGATAAAGAAGCGTCTGACGAAAAAACAATATCTCATAGTGGGACGAGGCGCCGCGAAATCGTTGTACGATTCCTGCGTCCATTCCTATTTCGAGAATGTCGATACTTCTACGACCCATCAGATCACGACGGCTCCTACAATGAGGCAGGCGGATGAAGTGATGTCGCCAATCCGTACCGCGATTATCCGTTCCCGGGGACCGCTGTTTAAATTTCTTACGGAGGGTTCCCTGCAAAATACAACCGGTTCCAAAGCCGACCGGGTAAAACTGGCGTCGACTAAAAAAGGGATAGAGAATTTCTTTACCGGTTCTATTATTGAAATTCGTCCGATGTCCATTGATAAGCTTCAGGGTCTGCGGCCGAAAGTGGCGACGGTTGACGAATGGCTTTCCGGGGATATACGGGAGGATGTGGTCGGCGCAATCGAGCAGGGGGCGTCTAAACTTGACGACTATCTTATTATTGCTACGAGTTCGGAGGGAACGGTCCGGAATGGTTCCGGCGATACCATCAAAATGGAACTTATGAAAATCCTGAAAGGGGAGTATCAGGCAGAACATGTGTCAATCTGGTGGTACAAGCTGGATTCCATCGATGAGGTTGCCCAGCCGAATAAGTGGCCGAAAGCAAACCCGAACATAGGAAAGACGGTCAGTTACGAAGCATACCAGAACGATGTGGACAGAGCCGAGAATAATCCGTCCGTGCGGAATGATATTCTGGCAAAACGTTTCGGACTTCCTATGGAGGGGTATACCTATTACTTTACGTATGAAGAAACGCTGCCTCACCGCAAACGGAATTACTGGCAGATGCCGTGTTCCATGGGCGGAGATTTATCCAGAGGCGACGATTTCTGCGATTTTACGTTTTTGTTTCCGTTGCCAAACGGAGCGTTTGGGATTAAAACCCGGGCTTATATTTCGGAATTAACTCTGATGAAACTGCCGGCCGCTATGCGAATCAAGTACGATCAGTTTATATCTGAGGGGAGCCTGATTGTCATGGACGGAACCGTCCTGGACATGATGCAGGTGTATGAAGATTTGGATAACTACATAGCGGAACAGGATTATGACGTCCGCTGTTTTGGGTACGACCCTTACAACGCGAAAGAGTTTGTGGAACGCTGGTCGTCTGAAAACGGCCCGTTCGGTATCGAAAAAGTAATTCAGGGAGCAAAAACGGAATCGGTTCCGTTGGGAGAATTAAAGAAACTTTCCGAGGAACGGCTGCTGCTTTTCGATGAGGAACTGATGACGTTCTGTATGGGAAACTGCATTACAATTGAAGATACAAACGGAAACAGGAAACTGTTGAAAAAACGGCAGGATCAGAAAATTGATGCCGTAGCGGCTATGATGGACGCGTATATTGCTTTCAAATTAAACAGGGAGGCTTTCGAGTAATTAATCAGAGTAATGGAGGAGAATCTTTTAAAAGAAAGGAGAAGTGGGTTTAAGCAATACGAGAAAGAGAAAATTAAGAAAAGGAAGCTGCTTGGAACAACTTCCTTTCTAAGAAATTAAGCCGACAGAAGATTTTCGACGTATGCTTTTCCGGATTTCACATGTTCCGGGTTTATGAATTTTATCTGACGATGTAAAAAATGGAGTAATGCGGCCGTGCCGTAGATGTGTTCTCCATGGTCATTGACATAACTATATGTTTCTATCAGTTTCATCAATCGGTAATTTATCAAAGAACCCACCTCTTTCTTTTATAAGATTCTTCTCCTTTTGTTACGACATATAGCAGCATAATAACAAAATAATTTCTAGATATAGTGGAGGTGAAAAAGACAATGGTTGACCCTAAAAAACAAAGTTTAACCGATTCGGAAAAGATGGAATGTGTGGTAAGATGGCTGAACGCTTTATATACGGCCTATTGGTATCTTCTTAGGGGCGAAATGGGACTTGACGAGCTTGGAGAAATGAATCCATGCGGCGAATCGAAATGCCCATATATCGAAAAATGTCCATGTACTGCGAAAGAACCATATCGTCCCACGGTTCCGATTGCTATGAATTTTAAAGTGATGGAGCAATTCACTGGTAAATCGAGCGTTTTAAGTTCAGTTTTTCGACCAAGGGACATTCCACGTAAGGACAATGTTCCCCCTGTCGAATAAAATCGCAATTCGTTCCTATGTAATTAAAAGTAAATCCTATATCTTTTGGTGAAGCTTTTATTTTGTCGTAACCGACTTTTAAAGTTACGTGTTGTTTGTTTGCAGGGCAAATAACGTTGGAATAAGATTCTTCGACTATCATAACAATAAACCTCGCTTTCAGTGAAATCATACCATCAGATATAGAAACATGCAAGGAGGAAAATTCAAAATGGAGATTACGTTTGGTTCCAGGCTGAAACACGCCTGGAATGCTTTTTTCAACAAAGACCCTACGAGAAGCTATTATGACATTGGCATGGGATATTCATACCGGCCGGATCGCATGAGGTTTTCAAGAGGGAACGAGCGATCAATTGTAACGTCAGTATACAACAGAATCGCTTTGGATGCGTCGGCAGTCGACCTGTTTCATGTACGTCTGGATGAAAACAAGCGCTTTCTTTCGGTCATAGATTCCGGACTTAATAACTGTCTGACAATAGAAGCCAATACGGATCAGACAGGGCGCGCTTTCCTACAGGATATCGTGGTATCTATGATGGACGAAGGGTGCGTTGCCGTTATCCCTACCGATACAGATGTCGATCCGGAAAACGGAGTAATGGGGTCTTTTGATATTGACGCTATGCGGACAGGCCAGATTCTGGAGTGGTTTCCCAGACATGTCAGGGTTCGGGTTTACAATGAACGTACCGGCCGGAAAGAAGAAATACTGATGGCGAAACAAGCTGTGGCGATTATTGAGAATCCGCTTTATGCAGTGATGAATGAACCGAATTCTACGATGCAGCGACTGATCCGAAAACTAAACCTTTTGGATGTTGTTGACGAACAAAACAGTTCGGGAAAACTGGATTTGATTATTCAGCTTCCGTATGTTATTAAGACGGAGGCAAGACGCCAGCAGGCTGAAAACCGCCGGAAAGATATTGAGGCTCAGTTACGCAGTTCAAAATATGGGATCGCCTATACAGATGGCACAGAGCATATCACGCAGTTGAACCGTCCAGTCGAAAACAATCTGATGTCCCAGATTGAATACCTGACGAGTATGCTTTACAGCCAGTTGGGAATCACTCAGGGGATTTTAGACGGTACGGCGGACGAGAAAACGATGCTTAATTACTATAACCGGACGATTGAGCCTATTCTTTCGGCGATCGCTGACGAAATGAAACGGAAATTCCTTACAAAGACCGCTCGGTCACAGTTACAATCTATTGAGTTCTTCAGAGATCCGTTCAAACTGGTTCCGGTGGCGGATATTGCGGAAATCGCAGACAAGATGACAAGAAACGAGATCATGACGTCAAACGAAATCCGACAGACGATCGGAATGAAGCCGTCCAGTGACCCGAAAGCTGACGAACTTAGAAATTCCAACTTAAGCGGTCCAAAAGAGGGAGATTCTGCCGTGGCGGATGACGAAGAGTCAGATGATGAAATGGAACATTTTGCGCACCATGGAATCAAAGGACAAAAATGGGGTGTCCAAAACGGGCCGCCTTATCCAATTGATCGAGGCGGCGGAAAAGGGGTTGTAAAATCTGGCGAGAGTGGTAAAATAGGATCAGAACAGAAAAAGAAAAAAGAGTCTGATCTTGTAAAGCAAAGTACAACTTCTATAAAAAGAGGTATGCGGAGTCTGCAAAAGAAGAAAGATTTACACGAACTGAAAATCAGCAACCCGTCAAAGTTTATTCCAGAATGGGATTCTTATCCTGAAAGAAAGAAGAATGGTTTAATAAGTCATTGGAAAAAGGAGATTTTTACTTTTCAAAAATCGATTGACAATCGGGTTGACGAATTGAGAAGAAGAGGTGAAGAAAGCGATGGACAATGATATTTTTAATCACATTATTGCGCGATTAATAAGTAATGCTGACGATGCCGTCGCGGAAGTAGAAGCTAATCCTGACAGTGAGTTTGAACAGGGTGTACAACATGCGTATTATACCGCTCTTGATACGATAAGGAACGAACTTATTATAGCGGAGTATGATTTAAAGGAATGTGGACTTGAGGAAGATCCTATGAAAATGTTATATCGGAGCAAAACAGATTAAGAGGTGAAGAAAGCAATGGATGAATTACTTGATCGTATTATAGAACGTTTGATAACTGATGCGGATGATGCTTATTCAGATGCAAAAAAAAATCCTGACGATAAGTTTTCAGATGGGGTAAAATTTGCATATAGTATGGCACTCGATACTATTCGAAATCATTTAATTGCAGAGGAATATGATTTAAAAGAATACGGACTTGAGGAAGATCCTATTAAAAAATATGCATAGTTGTACATTCATGAATAAGGAGGAACAAAGAATTACAATGGAATTGCTCTCCGAAGAAAGGAGAACGGTGATATTTTATGAATGCGGATGAGCTGAGAGATGAGATATCTGAGCAATGTAACGATGTGAGTTTCAATTACAATGGAAAAAGTGCTGGTATTTTTCCAAAAGTCCATGATTCAATCTCAATTTATGTTGTTTGTTTTGGCGACGAAGAAAAAGAATATTCCGACATAGACGAGGTAATGTCTGACAAATTCTTTGACGGAAAATCACTTGCAGAAATTGCAGAGATTGTGCAGTACACTTAAATAGAATACTATATTAATTTCCCATAGGCTAAAACGCCTGTGGGATTTTTTATGTTTTGGAGGAGGGAAAACATTGTATTTGTTTTTGTGTGACGGAAAAGTGGAAGAATGTTCCAAAACAAATTGTTTTAAACAAGGTGGTCCCTGTTGCCATACGACAAACATAAACCATGCAAAAAATTTTCAGAGAGAATTATTGCAGGGTGAAAATATGTATACAGAAAAAGAAACATTTGCAAACAAGATAAAACGTATATGCCACCCTAAATTAATCACAGAATGGATGGCAGGATTTCGGATAAGAATTCAATTACATCTTTTAGGCCGTTTTTCAAGGTAACTTTTATACACAACACAAATTAGTTTTTCAGCATCTTTTGTCAGGTTTATTTCCATAGCGCACCGTTCCTTAAATGTATATGGATAGTATAAAGTACGCTTGACAGAAATGCAAGAAAATAAGAAGGAGGTAAAAATTCAAAATGAAGAAATTTGATTTTAGCGGCTGGGCTACCCGGAACAACCTGAAATGCTCTGACGGACGTACTATCCTGAAAGATGCGTTTAAGGATAACGACGGGCAGACGGTTCCGCTGGTATGGAACCACAGGCATAACGAGCCGTTTAACGTTCTCGGACATGCGCTGTTGGAAAACCGTTCGGATGGCGTTTATGCTTACTGTACGTTTAATGGCACCGAGCAGGGGAGAAATGCGAAGCTTTTGGTGGAGCATGGGGATGTTTCGGCATTATCGATTTTCGCAAATCGCCTGAAAGAGCGTGCGTCTAACGTGCTTCATGGCGATATCCGGGAGGTCAGCCTGGTATTGGCGGGAGCGAATCCGGGAGCGTTTATTGACTCTATCGTGCTTTCCCATGGTGAGGATGCAGACGGCGAGGCGGTTATTTATACCGGTGAAACAATCAGTCTTTATCATTCCGACGGGAAAAAAGACGATGAGAAAAAAGACGACGAGAAAAAAGATGCTCCGGATGACGACGGGAAAGAAGAAAACCAGGAGAAAGAGAAGAAGAAAAAAGAAGAGGATGGCAAGGAAACAGTTAAGGATGTTTTCGATTCTCTGAATGAGAAACAGAAAACCGTAGTTTATGCCCTGATCGGAGAAACTCTCGCACAGAAAGACGGCTCCGATGATAATAAAAAAGAGGAAGAGAAAAAAGGAGGTAATTCGACCATGAAACATAACATATTTGAAAACGACCGGCCTGCGGCGAACGTATTAAGCCATGCCGATCAGGAAGCGATTGTCAGCCTGGCGAAAAGCAATCAGGTGGGAAGCTTCCAGACAGCGCTTCAGATCTATGCCGAAGATAACAATCTTCAGCATGATGCGGTAAGCGGCGGGTTTGTGCAGACCGGAGAGGGGAACGTTACTACCCTGTTCCCGGAGTATAAGGATGTGCGTCCGGGCGAACCGGAACTGATTACCAATGACCAGGGATGGATTTCCGTTGTCCTGAACAAAGTCCATAAGAGTCCGATTTCCAGAATCAGGACCAGCCAGGTAGACATCCGGGGGATTGAGTCCCTGAGAGCAAAGGGCTATAAGAAAGGGAAAGAAAAGAAGCTGTCCGGTAATTTCAAACTGGTTAGAAGAACGACCGATCCGCAGACCGTTTACGTGAAAAACGCCCTGCACAGGGACGATATCGTGGATATTACAGATTTCGATTACGTGGCGTATTTGTATAATATCGATAAGATGATGCTGAACGAAGAACTGGCGACGGCGATTATGCTGGGCGACGCACGTGACGACGGCGATGCGGACAAGATTTATCCGGAGCATATCCGGCCGATTTGGACGGATGACGATTTGTATACGCTGCACGTTGACCTGGATATGGAAACGGCGAAGAAAGAACTCCAGGGTACCAACACCGGGGCGAATTTCGGGGAGAATTACGTTTATGCGGAAGCGATCATCAATACGGTTCTGTACGCAAGAGAAAAGTATAAGGGTACCGGAACTCCGGATTTCTTCTGCACGCCGCATCTGTTAAACGTGATGCTTCTGGCCCGCGACCTTAACGGCAGGCGTATTTATTCGTCCAAAGCGGAACTGGCGTCTTCTTTGAATGTCGGCGATATTATTACGGCGGAGCAGTTCGAAGGGAAGACCAGGACTACCGAGAAGAACGAAACGAAGAAACTTCTCGGCATCATTGCAAATCTGGCGGATTATTCCCTGGGCGCTACCAAAGGCGGCGAAGTTACTCATTTTACGCAGTTTGACATTGACTTTAACCAGGAGAAATCTCTGCTGGAAACGAGATGTTCCGGCGCACTGACCAGAGTTTACTCAGCGATTGCGCTTGAGGAAAATGTTACAGAAGTCAGTGAAGTAGGCTGATCCGGCAGTAAAGGAGAAATTCAAAATGGCAAAATTTTATGGAATCGTTGGCTACGCTGAAACGGCGGAAACGAAGCCTGGCGTATGGAAACCGATAATAGTCGAAAAAGAATATTTTGGGGATTTGGTGCGGAATACGCGCCGGTATGAATCTGCCGACCAGGTGAATGATAATCTCACCATTGCAAACGAAATCAGTATTGTAGCCGATCCATACGCCTATGAGAATTTTCACGCTATGAGATATGTTGAGTTTATGGGGGCGAAATGGAAGATTTCAAATGTTGAAGTCCAGCGTCCCAGGTTAATACTGACGATTGGGGGCGTATACAATGGCTAGGCCATGGGAAGAGTTACAGACTTTTCTGGAAAGGCTTCTTGGGAGCCGGAACGTATATTTTCAGCCCCCGGAGTCTTTTAAACTGAAATACCCGTGTATCGTTTTTGAGAGAAGCGGTATCCGTACCGATTCGGCCGATAACAGGAAGTATTTAAAACATAAACGGTACACAGTTACATTTATTTCTAAAGACACGGATTCTGAGATTCCTGATCTTCTGTCAGAATTGGAGTATTGCGGCTTTGACCGCCGCTTTACGTCAGACAATCTCTATCACGATGTCTTCACATTATATTTTTAGGAGGTAATTGATTTATGAGTAAACTTGTATGGGATGAAACAGGGAACCGTTTTTATGAAACCGGTGTGAATCAGGGTGTCTTATATCCGATTGGCGATAATGGTACATATCCGAAAGGAGTTGCCTGGAGCGGATTAACGGGGATAACGGAGAGTCCTTCCGGTGCGGAAGCGAATAATATTTATGCCGACAATATTAAATATTTAAGTTTGATGTCCGCCGAGGAGTTTGGCGCGACCATTGAAGCGTATATGTATCCGGACGAATTTAAGGTATGCGACGGAACTGCGGAAATAGCAGAGGGCGTAACGGTTGGACAGCAGGCAAGAAAGACGTTCGGGCTTTCTTACCGTACCATTGCCGGTAACGATACGGATGGAGATGACCACGGATATAAGCTGCATTTGATTTATGGGGCGAAAGCGTCCCCGTCGGAGAAACCTTATCAGACGGTCAATGACAGTCCGGAAGCGATTTCGTTCAGCTGGGAAGTGACGACTACGCCTGTGGGAATCACCGCGACGGATCCTGCTACAGGCAGGCCGTTTAAACCGACCGCTTCGCTGACGATCGATTCCACTAAGGTGGATGCCGCGAAGCTGAAAGCTTTTGAGGAGATTTTGTATGGTTCGGAAAGCAAAGAAGCAAGTCTGCCGCTTCCGGATGAAGTGATCGCACATTTCAACGCGGAGGGTTAATCGAAAGGAGAAATATTTATGTTAAAGAAAACGGTTACTTATGAAGATTTTGATGGAAACCAGAGAACGGAAGACCATTATTTTAATCTTACGAGAGCAGAGCTGACAGAAATGGAATTATCTTTAAACGGGGGTTTAAGCCAGCAGTTGGAGAAGATTTTACAGGAAAACGACCAGAAGCAGATTATTGAGTATTTCAAGAAAATCGTGCTTATGTCTTATGGCCGGAAAAGTCTGGACGGCAGGCAGTTTTTAAAGAACGACCAGATCCGGGAAGAATTTGCTTCCACTGCGGCATACTCCGAGATTTTTATGGAGCTGGCGACGGATGCGGATGCGGCTGCCGCATTTGTGAACGGCATTATGCCAAAGAAAATAGCGAACGGCCTCGGTTCGGGTTTGAAACCGCTTCCGGGAAAAGCGCCGGTAGAGGGTGTGACACCGCCGGCCGCAGCCGAATAACAGGATGAGGGTGAAAGGGATGCTTAAGATTACGATACCGGAACAGGAACTTTGGGATGAAGCAAAAGAGGAATTTGTCAAAACAAAAAGCGTAAACCTGCAATTGGAGCATTCCCTCGTTTCACTTTCAAAATGGGAAGCAAAATGGCATAAGCCGTTTCTTGGGAAAGGCGATAAAACCGTTGAGGAAACGATAGATTATATCCGTTGTATGACGATCACGCAGAATGTCGATCCGTCTGCGTACCGTTTTATCGACAACGATATCGTCCAACAGGTTTCCGATTATATTGCAGATCCGATGACCGCCACATGGTTTTCAAAAGAAGAGAAAGGGCCTCCGAGCCGTGAGGTGGTGACGGCAGAAATCGTATATTATTGGATGGTAACGTTCCATATACCGTTCGAGTGCCAGAAGTGGCATTTGAACCGTCTGCTGACATTGATTCGGGTCTGTAATGCAAAAAATACGCCGCCGAAAAAACTCAACAGAAAACAGCTTGCCAAAAGGAATACCGCGCTGAATGCCGCAAGGCGAAAAGCGCTTAATTCGAAAGGATGACAGGTGATAAAGGAAATGAAAACAGAGAAATCAAATGGAACAGAAAAAAAACGTTCCGAAGCGGTATCTGATTCTGCCGTGCCGTTTTCACCGTATCAGGTACGGGTGTCAAAACCTTATTTGAATATACGGAAAGGGCCGGGGATGAATTATGATAAAACCGGTAAATATACCGGCATCGGGACGTTTACAATTGTAGAGGAAAGCGCCGGCGAGGGTTCGTCTGCCGGGTGGGGACTTTTAAAATCCCATACCGGCAAACGGAACGGCTGGATTTCTTTGGAACACGCGGAAAGGATGTAAAGGATGTTAAAAGGTATAACGTTTCGGCACAAAGGGGACTTCTCCAAAACGGAGAAGTTTTTTCATTGTCTTTTGAAACTGGATTATCTCAATGTGCTGGAACGTTACGGCCGGGCAGGGGTTTCGGCGCTTGCGTCCGTTACGCCGAAAGAGAGCGGCCTTACGGCGGCTTCCTGGAATTATGAAATCAGCCATAACGCAAAAGAAACGGCCATCACATTCACGAATTCCAATATCCATAACGGAGTGAATATTGCGATTATTTTACAATATGGGCATGGTACCGGACATGGCGGGTACGTTGCCGGGAGAGATTATATTAACCCGGCAATCCAGCCAATATTTGACAAAATTGCGGAAGATGCCTGGAGGGAGGTAACAAATCTATGAGTAATACCGTTGATGAACGCATTGTCGGGATGAGGTTTGATAATCAACAGTTCGAGCGGGGCGTACGGACTACCCTGAGTACGCTCGGTAAGTTAAAGCAATCCCTGAAATTTGACGGGGCGGCGACCGGCCTGGAAAACGTTGGCAGAGCGGCGAGGGGCGTTTCATTTGACGGTATTGCGGCCGGGGTTGACGCGTTGCAGAAGAGGTTTTCGGCGTTTGGCATTGCCGGAATGAGGGTCATTCAGAATCTTACTGATCTGGCGATGGGGTTTGCGAAAAAGACGATCGGTTTTGTGACTGACAGCATTATCAATGGCGGTAAGAAAAGGGCGATGAATATTGAAAACGCCCATTTCCAGTTGCAGGGTCTTCTCAAAGACGAAGAGAAAGTCCAGGCGGTAATGAGCGACGCTATGGATTCGGTTGACGGTACTGCGTACGCTTATGACGAGGCGGCAAAAGCCGCTTCCCAGTTTGCGGCGTCCGGTATGGAAGCAGGAGCGGAGATGCAGTCTTCCCTGCGGGCGATTACCGGCGTTGCGGCTATGACAAACAGCGAATATGAAAGCATTTCCCAGATATTTACCACTGTGGCCGGCAACGGCCGTTTGATGGGAGATCAGCTTCTTCAGCTTTCTTCGCGGGGACTGAATGCAGCGGCAACGGTCAAAGATTTTTTTAACGGGGTCAATGACGGTTCCGTGGAAGCGAGTGAGAGCGTAACCGCTGCGGTTCAGGAGCTGACGGGCGGCCTGGAAGTGACGGAGGGTGATATTCGTGAATTTGTATCTTCCGGAGAGGTTTCGTTCCAGATGTTTGCCGCCGCGATGGATAACGCTTTCGGCGAACATGCAAAGAAAGCGAACGAAACGTTTACGGGTGCGCTGTCTAACGTGAAAGCGTCCCTGGCGAGAATCGGCGCGGAATTTGTGTCGCCGTTGATTGTGCAGAACGGTTCGCTTGTTCAGGCCCTGAATGCGTTGAGGGAACGGATTAACGACGTTAAGGCGAATATTGGCCCGCTGGCTAAAATGTTTACCGATTCGGTGACGGGGATGGCGGATGCCGCGACAAAATATTTGAGCGGGCTTGACCTGACAAAGCATTTCGAGGCGTTTTACAATGTCGTAGACGTGCTGAAAAATATTTTGGGCGGCATAGCGTCTGAATTGAAGCCGATCGGGCAGGCGTTCCGTGATATTTTTCCTCCGGTGGCGATCGACGCCGTGGTGAATTTTACGGCAAAGCTGAAAGAACTTACTGCGAATTTTAAGACCAGTGATAAAAAGGCTGCGGATATCAGAAATACGTTTAAAGGGCTGTTTGCTGTTTTGGATATTATCGGACGGGCCGTCGGGTCTGTTCTTTCGGCTCTTTCTCCGGTGATAAAAGTTCTTGACAGTCTGGGTTGGGCGATTCTTTCCGTTACGGGGCGGATCGGCGAGTGGCTGGCGTCCGTAGATCAGGCGCTTAAGGAAAACGAAGCTTTTAAAAAGGCCGCCCAGAAAATGCACGATGTCCTGGACAGGGTTTTTAAGCCTGTTTGCGAACTGCTTAACATGGCGGCCGACGCGGTCAGGGAGTTTGCCGGGCTTCGTTTCGGCGCGCCGGATACGTCGTTGGTCGAGAATTTTTCAGACCGGTTGAAAGCCAGGTTTGAACCGTTGGGAAAACTTGGCGAAGTAGTAAAAACGGCAATGGATAAAATTGTCGAAGCTTTTAAAAAAGTTTCTCCCGTTTTATCGAAAATCGGAGATATGATTTCGGATGCGTTTATCGACGTCTGCGACAGAATATTGGACGGCCTCCGGGGCGACGGGTTTGATCCGATTCTGGATTTGTTTAACAGCGGTATGGTAATCGGCGTGGGCACGGCAATCATGAAATTTATCGGGAGCCTGCAAAAAAGCGTGGAAAAATTCAGCGGTATATTTAGCGGTGTGAACGGGATTTTGTCCGAGGTGAAGAACACGCTGCGTTCGTACCAGGCAAGTCTGAAGGCGGATGTCCTGATGAAGATTGCAGGGGCGGTTGCGGTTCTTGCGGCTTCTCTTTTCGTATTGTCGCTGATCGATTCGGATAAGCTTTCGGGCGCGCTTGCCGCAATCAGCGTTCTTTTCGGGGAACTTGCCGCTTCCATGGCTGTTTTCAGTAAAACGCTTAGCGGCAGTAAAGGCCTGGCAAAAGCCGGGTTTACGATGATGGAAATGTCGGTGGGGGTTTTAATCCTTGCTTCGGCATTGAAAAAAGTGGCCGGTATTGATCCAGATAAACTGGCGGGCGCGCTTGCCGGAATCACGGTTCTGATCGGCGAATTGGTCGCCGCGTCCCTTGCGCTTTCAAAATGGGGCGGAAAGATGAAAACAAGCGCGGTCAGCATGGTGCTTTTTGCGGAGGCTGTTTATATTCTGGCAAAAGCGGTAGCGAAATTATCGGAACTTGATACGGACCAGTTGGTGCGCGGACTTTCGGGCGTCGGTATTTTGCTGGGCGAGCTGGCGGCGTTTATGTTTGCGGCAAAATTTGGCAGTTTTAAAGCGTCGCAGGGTCTGGCCGTCCTGGAATTAGCGGCGGCTCTTTTGATTTTGGAGAAAGCCGTAGAAGCTTTTGGCAATATGGATATCGAAGTGATCAATAAAGGGCTGAGCGGAGTCGGGGCCGTTCTTGCAGAAGTGGCGGCATTTTCGGAATTCATGGGAAGAGAGAAGAAGCTGCTTTCTACGGCGACGGCTTTGACAATCATTGGGGCGGCGATGCTGATATTTGGTAAAGCGATCAAAGATATCGGCGGGTTGTCTGTGGAAAGTATAGGAAAAGGACTGCTTGGTATTGGCGGCGCCCTGGCTGCGGTAGCTGCGTCAGTAAGGTTCATGCCGAAAAATATGGTTGCTATCGGCCTGGGACTGATGGTATTGGCGGCTGCATTGAAATTGATTGGCGACGTGATCCGGAATGTCGGCGGTATGGAATGGGAAGACATCGGGAAAGGTTTGCTGGCGCTGGGGTCATCGCTGGGTATATTGGCCGTAGCGCTTCATGCCATGAAAGGGACGCTGGGGGCGGCCTCGTCGCTGTTGGTCATGTCGGCGGCGCTTTCCGTATTCGTGCCTGTCATGAAAGCGTTTGGTTCTATGAGCCTGGCGGAAATCGGAAAGGCAATATTGATGTTGGCATCCGCATTTACGGTATTGGGCATTGCCGGAGCGGTAATTGGACCGATTATCCCGGCGATTCTGGGACTGGCGGGCGCTATGGCGTTGATCGGCGTTGCCGCTCTGGCTTGTGGCGTCGGTTTGCTTGCCTTTTCGGCGGGGTTGGCTTCTTTGGCGGTTTCCGGCGTTGCCGGCGCTATGGCGCTGGTTTCTGTGATAGAAATACTGATTGTCGGTATTCTTAATGCGATCACGAAGAGTGCCGAGGCTATTGCAGATGCGGTAAAAACGATTGTTCTAATTGCTGTTAACGTGGTGGTTGGATGCGCGTCCGTTATCGTCGAAGGCGTGTTGACGCTGATTGAAGAGGTGTTGTTGTCTTTGGCGTCACATGGGCCGGAAATCGCAGCTTATCTTATGGATTTTCTCATTGGCGTGATCGATGCGGTTGGCGAACGGATGCCGCAACTGATTCAGGCGGCGGAAAAACTGATCGGTAATTTCTTCCGGGGCGTGATCGACGCGCTTAAGAAGATCGATACGACAACCTTTTTGGAGAGCCTTGCGTGTATCGGGTTGATTACGGCGCTTATGTTTGCGTTTGCGGCTGTGGCGAGCCTGATTCCTGCGGCTATGGTCGGCGTTCTTGGGATGGGAGCCGTGATTGCGGAACTGTCGTTAGTATTGGCTGCGATTGGAGCGTTTGCACAGATTCCCGGTTTGAAATGGCTGATCGGGGAGGGCGGAGATTTACTACAGGAAGTAGGAATCGCGATCGGAAAATTTGTCGGCGGTATTATCGGCGGAATGGTGAGTGGCGTTTCCAGCCAGTTCCCGCAGGTCGGGAAAGATTTGTCGGCGTTTATGGACAACATCCAGCCGTTTATAGAGGGCGCGGGTAAAATTAAGGCGCAGTCTATGGACGGCGTGAAAGCTCTGGCCCAGACGATTCTTGTATTGACAGCGGCCAATGTCCTGGACGGAATGACGAAGTGGCTTACCGGCGGTTCGTCTATGACGAAGTTTGGGGAAGAATTAGCAGAATTCGGCCCATATCTTAAAAAATTCGCAGACAGCGTAGACGGATTGAACGGGGACGTTGTCACCAACTCTGCAAATGCGGCGAAAACTCTATCGGAGATGGCGTCCAATTTACCGAATCAGGGCGGTGTTGCCGGATGGTTTGCCGGTGAAAACAGCCTTGCGGCATTTGCAGAGGAATTAGTAGAATTTGGTCCGGCTCTGAAGAAATACGCGGACAGTGTAGACGGATTGGATGCCGAAGACGTCGTCAATTCTGCAAATGCAGCAAAAGCCCTTGCGGAAATGGCGGATAATCTTCCAAATCAGGGCGGCGTCGTTGGCTGGTTTGCCGGCGAAAATAATTTATCTCTTTTTGCAACGGAACTTGCGGAGTTTGGCCCGTATCTGAAGAAATACGCGGACAGTGTAGACGGATTGAACGGGAACGCGGTCACCAATTCTGCGAGTGCGGCGAAAACACTTGCGGAATTCGCCAATAGCCTGCCGAACCAGGGAGGAGTTGTAAGCTGGTTTACCGGGGATAATACGCTATCTGTATTCGGTGAGGAACTGGAAAAGTTCGGCCCGCATCTGAAAAGATACGCAGACAGTGTGGACGGATTAGGTGTGGAGGCTGTTGTCAATTCTGCGAATGCGGCGAAGGCTCTTGCGGAAATGGCGGATAATCTTCCAAATCAGAGTGGTTTTGCAAGTTTGTTTACCGGTAATACGCTATCTGTATTCGGAGAAGAACTGGCCCGGTTTGGACCGCATTTTAAAAGATATGCGGACAGTATAGACGGGTTAGGAGTGGACGCCGTCGTCAGTTCTGCGAATGCGGCAGAAGCGCTTGCGGAGATGGCAGAAGTCCTGCCAAACACAGGCGGTCTTGCGAGTTTGTTTACCGGAGAGGGTTCCCTATCCTTATTCGGAGAAGAACTGGCGAAATTCGGCCCGCATCTGAAAAGATATGCGGACAGTATAGACGGAATAGGAGAGGATGCTGTCGTCAGTTCTGCAAATGCGGCGAAAGCGCTTGCGGAGATGACGGAAGTCCTGCCGAATACAGGCGGTCTGGTAAGTTTGTTTACCGGAGCGGGCTCTCTTTCCTTATTCGGAGAAGAACTGGCAAAGTTCGGTCCGCATCTGAAAAGGTACGCAGACAGTGTAGACGGAATGAAAGAGGACGTCGTTGTCAATTCGGCTAACGGGGCAAAAGCCCTTGCGGAACTTGCCAATAACCTGCCGAATACAGGCGGCCTTGCGGGTTTGTTTGCCGGTAATAATGATATTGGGGTGTTTGGCGAGAGCCTGGAACAATTCGGGAAGTCGCTTGCGGCTTTTTATCAGTCGGTATCCGGCATCGAAACTTCGCAGCTTGGCGGTGTTATTTCGGGATTACAGGAAATTTTGGATTTTGCAGACGGCATGTCGGGATTAAAACAAAGTCTGGAAGATATCGGAAACGACAGTATCAACGGATTTATTCAGGCTTTTGCAAATGCGGATTCGAAAATAACGAAAGCGGCTTCCGACGTGGCGACGGCTTTTATTAACGGGGTGAAGTCCAGCCAGTCGTCGATGGTTGATATATTTTCCAAAACGATAGAAAAAGCAATTACCGAAATTCGGGACAGCCATAAGAATTTTACGTTGGAGGGAAACACGGTTATCGCCCAGTTCATTGATGGTATCAAGGGCAAAAGCGGTGAGATCAAACCGGCGGTATCTTCAACACTGAAAGACGCATTGGCCGGGATTCAGGAGAAGCAACAGGAATTCTATTCGGCTGGTTCCTATCTGGTAGACGGATTTGTAAAAGGGATCGGTGACAATGCTTTTAAAGCGTCTTTAGAGGCGAAAGCAATGGCTTCCGATGCGCTTCGGGCGGCCCGGGACGAACTGGGCGTGCATTCTCCGTCGACGGTGTTTGCTGAAATCGGCGGATATGTCGTAGACGGGTTTACTAATGGTATATACAGTAACAGGTATAAAGCTGCACATTCTGCGGAAGGACTGGCAAAAGTCGGTGTAGAAGCAGCTCAGTCGGTTGCCAGATCACTAAAAGACAGTAACAGTGTCTTTGCGGATTTTGTTGACAAAACGGATGCAAACGGTAATGCGGTGGAAATTACACTGGAAAAGGCGGCGGATGCGTTTAAGTCATTTCGGGATTCCGTGAAAGAGTCTATTGAAAGCGCTACCGGCGTGTTTGATGCGTTTGAAGTGGAAACGGACATCACCGGGAAACAGATTTTAAAGAATCTGAGTTCACAGATAACCGGTATTGCCGAATGGGCTTCCAATATCCAGCTGCTGGCTGCGAGGGGGATAGACCAGGGCCTGCTTAAAGTGTTATCCGATATGGGACCGTCGGGCGCAAAGTACGTAAGCGCTCTTGTCACAATGTCGGATAAGGAGCTGAAAAAGTTAAACAGCCTGTACAGGAAACGTATAGGCTTAAACGGCAAAGCGGCAGACGAGATAGCGGCAAGCTTTGTAGAAGGCGGAAAGAAATCAGCGGACGGGTATACGAAAGGATTTAAAGGCGTCACGGGAGTAACCCGGCAGGAGATGCGAACGGAAGGCAGAGTGGTTATCGCTGAACTGACAAACGGAAGCGTAGCGGCCGTTGAGGAAATGGGCGGTAAGCTGCAAGAGGCTCTGGGATGGTCTTATAAGGATGCCGTGAAAGAAGCGAAGTCAGGCCTTGATTACGGAAAAGGCGCTTTTCAGCAGTTTACCAATGAATATCTGAAATCAACGAAAAACGTTACTCTGGGAAACAAGGCTATCAATGCGGCGTCGAAAGCGATTACGGCTTACGGCAAAAAACTTTATGAAGAGAGCGAATACTATAAAGAAGATACGGCCAATCTGAACAAGCATAAAAAGGAACTGACGAAACTTCAAAATAAAAGGAAATCACTCCAGAAAGATTTAAAGAAAGCGCAGAAATCCAATTCGGCGGCTTCCAAAACGCGGGTAAAGACTTTAAAACAGGAATTGGATGCCAATAACAAATCCATCTCAGATGCAAAGAAAAAGATTAAAGATGATGAAAAAGAGATTGCAAAACATACGAAAGAAGTATTTAACAATCTCCGTTCTACGCTTTCCGAGTCTGTTTCCGCATTTTTAGATCCGCTGAAAGTCAGCCTGGAATCCGGCGTCGACCTGTTTAAGAAATTCGAGTCGAATACGGATTTGTATGAAGCGGATAAAAAGAATCTGGAAAAACATCAGAAATCGCTGAAAGACCTGGAAGCGACGCAAAAGAGTATCCAGGATGAAATTAATAAATACGCGGGACAGAATACGCTTGCGGCAAGACAGCGGGTAAAAGGACTCAAAAAGCAACTATCCGAGGTGGAAAGCAGTATCGAAGAGGCGAAGAAGAATATCGAGCAGGCGGAAAACGATATGGCCTCCCATTCCGGGGTAACGGTAGATTCCATATTGGAAAACATGCAATCTCAGGTAAACGGCGTAAAGAAATGGCAGCAGAATTTGAAGAAACTTGCCGGCCGGGGATTGGCGCAGGGACTTCTTGACAAGCTGAAAGAAATGGGCCCGGAGGGTGCGGAATATGTCGACCAGTTCATGAAAATGACAAGCGCCGAGTTAAAAAAGGCGAACGATTTGTTTGCACAGTCTGAAAACCTTACTTCGCAGACGCTTATTGATAATTTCAAAGATAACCTGAACCTTTCAAAAGCCTGGGCGGACGGTTTACAGGATTTGGCGAAAATGGGATTCAGCCAGGATCTGATTGAAAAACTGGGCAGTATGGGAGTCGAGGGATACGATTACGTTAAGGCGTTTTTGTCTATGACTCCGGCTCAGGTAAAGCAGTTTAATCGGGATTTTTCGGATTCGTTAAAATTACCGGACAAAATAGCCGACCAGGTTATTTCCTCTTTTGCTTATGCAGGCGGGCAGAGCATTGCCGGATTTACGGATGCCCTTGCAAAACTGGCAAAGGACGGAACCGATGAGAATAAGGCGTTGGTCGCTACCGCTGCCGGAATCAGCAAAGTCATTGAAAAGCCGCTTAAGACAGGATCCAATACGTCGGGGAAAAACGCAGTCGCCGCTTTGGCAAAAGGAATAAAAGATAAGAAAAAAACTGCTGTAAACAGTTCTACTTTATTGGGCAACGAAACGATAAAACCTCTGAAAAACGTATTGTCGGCCAAATCCGGCGGTAAAGTTGCGGGTAATATCGTGCGCGGATTAAAGAATGGGTTATCCGATGGGGAATCCGGCGTATCCAAAATGGCGAAAAAAGTTGCCCGGTCGGCATACGATGCGGCAAAGAAAGAGCTGGGGATTAAATCTCCTTCCAAAGCGTTTGCCGAGCTGGGAAAATACACGGATGCAGGATTTGTAAAAGGACTTATGTCCGGTGAAGACGGTATTTATAAAACGGCGACCGGGATCATGGGGCAGGCGATTCAGGAAGTGGCGGATACTATCCAGTCGGATATCGACGCGCAGCCAACGATCCGGCCGGTCATGGATTTGACGGATATTCAAAACGGAACCGGCCGTATTGGTGAAATGCTGGACGGATACGCTGTTTCCGGCTCTGTCGGTTTGGCCGGTATGACGGCGAAAGATATGAGCGGATACACGGTGCAGTCAGATGATTTGATGCTGGACGCTATAAGAAAATTGCAGAATACGTTATCCGGCTTTTTGGATGAGCCGCGTATTGAGCAGAACAATACATTCTCTATCTCAGGAAGCGACCCGAAAGAGATAGCGGACGAAGTATCGCATATACTTCAGCAGCAGGTGGAAAGGAGAAGCGCGGTATGGGCGTAGTGATATTTAACGGTATGTCGTCTGCGGATTATGGTATTCAGGTGGAGTATCCGCCTGAGTATCAGACTCCTGCCAGAGATTATGAGGTGATACATATTCCGGGCAGAAACGGCGATCTCATCATTGATAACGGTTCTTACCAAAATGTAAACCGGTCTTATCAGATCGCGATTGGGGATCCGGAAAAAGACTTTACGGGTATGGCCAATACGATAGCGGAGTGGTTAAATTCGGCTTCCGGCTACGCCCGTCTGGAAGATTCTTACGAACCGGAATATTACCGTATGGCAATGTTTCAGGATGAGGTAACGATTGAAAATATTTTGCAGCACGCCGGAAGAGCGACGGTTGATTTTAACTGTAAGCCGCAGAGGTTTTTAAAATCCGGCGAAAATTCGCTGCGGCTGTCCGCTCCTGCGACGTTATTCAATCCTACGGGGTTTTGTTCTCTGCCATGCATTACGGTATATGGATCCGGAACCGGCGTTTTGGAGATCGACGGCTATGTGGTTCACATAGCGAATATTAAGGGTACGATCGTTTTGGACAGCGATATTCAGGATGTATACTGTGGTTCGGTGAATCGAAATGAGGATGTTATATTGGAAAGCGGGTTTCCTGAGTTGAAATCCGGTGAGAATGAGATTACCTGGAGCGGCGGCATTACTTATGTGGAGGTGATTCCCAGATGGTGGACAATCTGATTCGGTTGTTTGAATCTACGGCAACGTCGTTTTCAACAAACGGTATCGGCAATTTGCCAAATGCGTCAAAATGCGAAGTTGTGGAAGAAAGAAACGGCTCTTATGAGCTGGAACTGGAATATCCGGTATCCGGAAAACGATATTCGGAACTGGAACTGCGGCGGATCATAGTAGCGAGGCCGAATCCGTATTCGTCGCCGCAGCCGTTCCGGATTTATGATATTTCCAAATCAATGAACGGATTAGTGACCGTTAAGGCGGAACATATCAGTTACGATATGAGCGGTTATCCGGTAGCACCTTTTACGGCAGGTTCTGTCATTACGGCGTTAGACGGCGTCAGGAACGGATGTATTACGCCATGTCCGTTTGAATTTTTGACGGATATCGATGACGGCGTCAGTGCGGAAAAAAAGATGATCGTAACAAAACCGGAAACGATGCGGTCTTTGCTCGGCGGTTCGGACAATTCTATACTGGATATTTTTGGCGGAGAATATGAATTCGATCAGTACAGGGTAATTCTGCATAAGAAACGAGGGACGAACCGTGGCGTTGCGATCCGTTACGGAAAGAACATGACTGATTTGAAACAGGAAGAAAATTGCAGCAATGTCTATACGGCCGTATATCCGTATTTTCTATTTGAAGACAGCGAAACGGGACAGTCAATTTTAATAGAAATACCGGAAAAAACGGTGGCTGCTCCGGGGACATATAATTTTACGCGTATATGCCCTCTGGACGTTTCCGGTTCCTGGAATAATACTTACGAGTGGGAAGACGAATATCCGTCCGAAGAGGAGATCCGGGAGATTGCGAAAAAGTATATTTCGGATAACAAGATCGGTATACCGAAAGTTTCCCTGACCGTTAGCTTTGAACTGCTATCGCAGGCGAAAGAGTATGAATTACTGTCGTTACTGGAACAGGTGCATTTGTGCGATACTGTCAATGTGATATTTCCGGAGTTGAAAGTCAGTGCGGTTTCACAATGTATTAAAACGACGTATAACGTATTGACAGGAAAATATATTTCTATCGAACTGGGAGAATCCCGGTCGAATCTGGCAAGCGCTATCGCTTCCCGGAATGAAGAAGTCAGTAACGATCTGACCAATCGGCCGACGTTATCGTATATGGCTCAGGCCGTTGAAAAAGCAACGCTGTTAATCAGCGGCGGACTTGGCGGTTATGTTGTGATAAGGAGCAGCACGGGTGGAAACCATCCGGATGAAATCCTGATTATGGATACGCCGGATGTTTCCACAGCGTCAAAGGTATGGCGCTGGAATAAAGCGGGTTTGGGATATTCCGAAAACGGATATGACGGGCCGTATGTTACGGCTATTACGCAGGACGGAGAGATTGTTGCTGATTTTGTTAAGACGGGCAGCCTTACGGCAAGTATTATTAAAGGCGGCACATTGACGGTTGGCGGGCTTGAAAATACGGACGGCGCGATTGAAGTCAGGGATTCCAGAGGGAACCTTTTAATCAAACTGGGGGTTGACGGCATAGCATTTTACGGAACAGGGGGCAGTACGGTCACCAAAATCGTGAACGACACGCTGCAAACAACAAATGTTACCGCGACAAATCTGAAAGTGGCGGCGGCGAATATCACGGGAACGTTAACTGCGAATCAGATTAATACAACGAATCTGAGAGTGGCGGCGGCGAATATTACGGGAACGTTAACTGCCAGTCAGATTAATACAGCAAATCTGAGAGTGGCGGCAGCGAATATTACGGGAACGTTAACTGCCAGCCAGATCAATGCTGCCGGTTTGGTGGCCGAATCGTTCAAATATTCGGACAGCAATTATGAATGTAGTCTTTCTGACGGGTTTCTGATCTATGACAAAAGCGAATCCTGTGAAACGTCATATGCGATCAAAGGGGTGCATGGAAGTGTGACCCTGTTTGCTTCCGGCTTGGATTTTTATACAGGTACGAACTTTAACGGAACCCATGGTTCGTTCTGGTATGATAATATGGGATTCCATTTTGACCGGTCGATTGATATCGGAACCGCTTCTATCCGGGCAGGTAATGATAGAAATGCGACCATTGTAGATTGTACGTCAAAAGGAATGTTTTATTACGGCGCTGCAAGTAACTATACGGATGAGTCGTCATTTTCAGCGCTCAGGGGGAAAACCGTGCGGATTTATTCTCACAAAAGCGGAGCCGTTTATCTTGGCTATAGCGGGTCAACTGCGATTACGTCGGATGAAACTTTAAAAGATATTTACGAGATCGATCCCAGATATGAAGAATTTTTTATGAATCTTACGCCGGTTTTGTACACATATAAAGAACGTGGGCACAGACGCCACATTGGATACGGAGCCAGGGCTGTTGAAAAAGCGTTGAAAAAAGCAGGGTTGAGTACGGAAGAGTTTGCCGGGATTTTAATCGACAGGGATGTTACGATCGGCTCTGATGAAATGGGAACTGATGAAGACGTACATTTCGATGAATTATATTCTTTACGATATGAAGAGTTTGGCCCATTGTATGCCCATATGTTGAAAAAAGCATATCAGCGTCTTGAAGAGCAACAGGAAGAAATCGGCAATTTGAAGAGTAAAACGGACGGGCAGCAAAAAGAAATCGGCAATTTGAAGAGTAAAGTTGATGAACAACAGCAGAGAATAAATGAACTTTCAATGCAGATAAAAGAGGCATTGATATGTCTGAAAGAAAGGATGTGATATTTTTATGAGTGTATCGACTTATATACCGGATGATACGAAGATCATCCATACCGCGTATGCTGATTTTGTTTCCCGGCAGATTAGCCGGCCGGTTCATGTGGTACAGTATGATGACGGATTACCGGTTTTAGAAGTGAAGTTGTTTCACGACGGACAGCCTTATATAGTGCCGTCAGATGCTGATATTAATATCAAGCTTGAAAAACCGGATGGAAAATTTGTGTATAATCCGGCGCTTGGATGCGATTCTACGCGGACGATTGTATATTTTGAAGTTACGTATCAGATGGCTGTGTTATCCGGGGAAATCAGCCCGGTGATCGAAGTTTTGATTGGCACTTCCGTATCGGCATCCAGTTCTATCAGTATTATTATCGACAGAAACCCGGCACAGAAAGAAGCTATGGAGTCTACTTCAGAATGGGCGGCAATTCAAGGGGCGGTAAAATATGCGAAAGAGGCAATTGATGCGGCGGCCGATGCTTCCGCATCCCGTTCGGCGGCGTTTATTTCGGAAACAAATGCAAAGGATAAAGCGTTAGAAGCATCAGAGGCGGCGTTAAGCGCTGAAAACAGTGCAGTGATAGCCGGACAAAAGGTTACTGAGGCGACTACGTATGCAACAAGTGCCGAAAACAGTGCGGGCGTTTCCGAGAATTACTCGAAGCTTTCCAAATCATGGGCGTGCGGAGATACTGGCGTGAGAGCGGGGGAAGACGAAAACAATTCGGAGTTTTATTCTAAACTTGCGCAGCAATTAACGGATGAGGCGCAGAAGTTATTGGATCAGGCACAAAAGATTGTTGCGGCATCTACTTCCGGCGCATTAATTCCTGTCGGGACGGTTCCGTTTGCAGGTCTTCCGACAAATCCTGCTGTCGGGTACATGTATAATATTTCTGACGATTTTACAACCGACGACCGGTTTGTGGAAGGAGCGGGGATATTTTATCGTGCAGGAGCAAACGTTTACTGGACAAAAGACGGGCAGTGGGATGCCTTAACGGGCGTTCAGATTACCGGTGTAAAAGGAAGAACAGAAGATTTATACAGAACCGGAAATGTTAATTTGACACCGGCCAATATCGGAGCGGTAGATAAACATGGTGATATTATGGACGCTTCCCTGAATATGAATGGTGCTTCATCGTCTATTTTGTTTACCGATTTCTCCCAAACCGGAGGTAATGCCAGAGGACTTGCTTTCAGGGATCCGGGTGGCAATACGGCATCTGGAATAGGAGCGTTATCATCTGGCGACGGTATTCCAGACGAACTCTATTTTGCTGTCAGCAATGAACCATATAATAGTTCGGAAGGGTTGAGAATCGACAGGGAAAACATAAAATGGAAGAATACTGACTTGCTCACAGAAACGGGGGATACCCTAAATAACATTGTGACATTTACCAGTGGGGATTCGACTATAGTAAATGAATGGACAGACGTTTCGGTTTTGGCAAGCAAGGAAAAACATAGTTCAATTTTAGCAAAGATTTCCACTATGTTTAAGAACCTCAGATATTTGTATAAAATGTTTGGGACTGCGGATATTTCAGCAATAGGCGACGGAACAGTAACAGGGGCAATTAGCGGGTTAAACACGAATTTAGGGAAGCAATTAAAATGCGGCGTTTTGACTGATACTATTTCTGGTATTCCTGCAAGAGGAACTACAACTATAGAATTAAATACCGGATTATCTTCATCAAACAGTATTGTGGCAACTATTCCGTACTTAATCCATAATTCATACATACAAATAGAGTGCAAATTCACAAGTGTTATGAACTCAAAGATAGCAGTCCGAGTGAATAATAACAGTGATGCAGCCACTACATCTGGTTATCTCAATGTAGCAGTTTTATACATTTGATTTTTACCGTTGCTTTAAACACCGACTGCAATCCAATTAATCGAGTAAGTTCCGGCACCGGATTCCACGTAAATATTCCCGGTGAATCCATTTGGAGTTTTAATTTTTATTTTTACCTTTGCCGGGTTCCAGGTAGCATGATAAGGGGTATAGCGGGGTATGATTGGAACGGTTTAGGAAATGTAACCGTAAAATCAACTGCTATATCCCGCTCAGTTGCAACTTCAATCACACCAGCCTGAATTACAGGAATCTGACTTAAATTCGTGTTTAGTTTTTAATATTGAAATATATAATAAAGAGCATCCTTTTGGGTGCTTTTTCTATGTATTTCAAACCGGCAAGTATTGAATAGGGGGTGAGTGTAAGTAATTTGGCCGGAATGTTTTGAGAGGAGGATAAAAATGAAAGGATTTGATAAGGTGAATATGATTTACGGACTGATCGTAACGGCAATGACGGCAATATTTGGGAAATACTGGTTTCTGTTTGCCGGATTTTTACTTCTGAATTTGGCAGATTATATCACAGGTTATTGCAAAGCAAGGATATTTAAAAAAGAATCCAGTTCTGTCGGTGCGAAAGGCATCAGCAAGAAAGTGTTTTATTGGGTGGTGGTCGGGCTGTCGTTTTTTATTGCCCGTTGTTTTGTCTATATGGGCGGCCTGGTCGGGATAAATTTAGCATTTGTACAGTTATTCGGCTGGTTTACGCTTGCCACATATCTGATCAATGAAATCAGGAGTGTTTTAGAAAACCTGGTAGAAATGAATGTAAACGTCCCGGCATTTTTAATAAAGGGGCTGGAAGTCACACAAAAACTATTAGATGCAAAAACGTCAACAGAAGAAAGCGAGGAATAATAGTATGAGAGAAATTACAGCATTACATCCAACATTACAGGAAAAAGCGGCACAGCTAAAAGAAATGTGCCGGAAGCAGGGAATTAACATTCTGTTTAGCGAGTGTCTGAGAACAAAAGCAGAGCAGGATGCTTTATATGCACAGGGTCGGACAACTCCGGGAAGAATTGTTACAAACGCCAAAGGCAGTACATACAGTTCGCAGCACCAGTGGGGCATTGCCATTGACTTTTATATTGATATGGATGTAGACGGTGACGGCAGCAAAAAAGATGATGCTTTTAACAATTCTACAGGGTTATTCAACCGTGTTGGCCAGATCGCAAAAAGTATCGGTTTAGGATGGGGCGGCGACTGGACGAGCATCAAAGATACGCCACATTTATATTTGCCGGACTGGGGTAGCACTGCAAACAGGTTGAAACAGATTTACGGAACACCGGAAAAATTCATGGCCACATGGGGAAATGGTGAAGCGGCGGCTTCGGCGGTACAGGCAGCCGGTTCCGTATCGCCTGCCGGATATGAAAGAACGCAGTTTATTATGGACGTGCAGGCAACGACTGGCTCTGTAGTGGACGGAAAATCTGGCAGGGAAACGATCAGAAACACCGTTACGGTATCACGAACAAAGAATAAACACCATGCAGTAGTAACACCGTTAGAACGCCGATTGAAAGCATTGGGATATTATTCCGGGGCAATTGAAGCAGATCAGGGGAAAACGCCTTGCTTTGGTGTCGGAATGGAAGCAGCAGTAAACGCATACCAGAAAAATGTTCTGAGGTACAAAAAACCGGATGGAGAGATTACGGCCGGGAAGAAAATGTGGAAGTCATTGCTGGGAATGGTTTAAGAGAAAATGTTTGTAAAGAAAAGCGCTTGGGAGTGGCCGAACGATGGTCGCTCCTACGTGATTTTTATTGTTATTCTTGCATTGCTTTCCTATATTTTTATAATGATATATATTAAATTATATGGACAAACAGTTATGAAAAGCGGAATAGATATTTTGCTCAGATTGTGGTAATATATTATTATCAAAGTTTAAGAAAGGATGATGGATATGGCATTAGCAGAGGCTGTAAAAACAACAGAGTCTACTTATACGATAGACGATGCGATGAATGTTTTATTAGGAAAACTGGATGAAGCGATTGACGACATGGAAAATGGCAGAGTGCAGACTATAGATGAGGCATGGGAAGAAATCGACAAAGTATAAGGAGTACTAATGACAAAGCAATATAAAGTAGTAATAGCACGAAGCGGGAAACTGGATATAAAGAATAAGAAGAAGTATATTATTGAAAATTTTAAGTATCGTGATTATGCTCAGAATTTTTCCAATAAAATAAGGAAAGCCATACTGGAATTAGAAACGTTTCCAACCAGATATGGAATTACAGGTTTGCAATATAGGGGATACGATATTTATTTAAAACCAAATAATAATCATTTATTGTTTTATACTGTAAACGAAGAAAAGATGGAAGTAACTGTGCTTCGTGTATTGCAGGATGGTATGGATTGGGAATACATAGTCAGACATTGGATCGAAAGTAATATATAGGTTATGTTTAAATGAAAACCGTTTTGAAAAAGCAGACGGAGGGTAAAATAGTGTTTTAAAAAGTTTATGAGTGTAGGTTATTCCTTGATTATTCCTACACTTTGATGGATCAAACATTATATTTTCGCAGTTTCATGTATCCTGTGAGGAAGCTGCGAACGCAGGGAAGTTCTAAGAAACAGCGTAAATTCAATGGTTTAGAAAGCGGATAATAGTGTAGGAATGTAGGGAAATGTATGCAATTCATACATTATTCCTACACTATTCCTACATCTATATTCCTACACTTTAGACATGCTATTTTATTTTTTCTATTTCTTCTTTTAGCCAGTCGATGTCACGTTTGGTATATACCCGTTCTGTAATGTCCTGAATAGAATGGCCGACCATATATTTAATGGCATATTCGTCTACCTGGTATTTTTTAGCGGCTGTGACGAAATGCATTCGGCCGTCATGTGCCCGGTGCTGAGGGTTGAGTTTTAATTTATCCCGAATCTTATGAAATCTCTTTTGATATTTATCGTATGTAAACGCGATAGAACTTCTGTGAGTAGCGGTATCGGTACAGTTAATCAGGTATTCGCTTCCGAGCGCCTGCGCTTCTTCATATCTTTTGGCAACCAGAGAACGAATTTTAGAATGAATCGGTACGAGGCGGTTTGTGCCGGCATCCGTTTTCATTCCTCCTGTAAATGTCCAGTCGTCAAGATTTATATTTTCCAGTTTGAGCAGTCCGAGTTCCTGGGGACGCCAGCCGGAGTAACATTGTATCAGGACGACGTCGACATACGGCGTACTGTCAAGGTGCTCCCATAGAATTTGTAGTTCTTCATCGCTGAACGGAATATGCCCCCGTTTGACCTCTTCTTTTTCTTTTAAAACATCTTCGGAAATATGAAATGTCCTGGCATAGTTCCGGTCTACGATTTCATATTCCAAAGCGTAATCCAGCATAAGATTAAATAATGATTTTATACGGGATTTTGTTCCGGCCGAAGGCCGCTGTTCCTTTCCTTTGACCGTTATAACTCCCTCATCCATACAACATTTAATGTGCCGCGCACGAATGTCGCAAACTCTCATGTCATAAACGAAAGAACAATAAGCCCAGGCAGAAGTAATCGTCCGTTTGCTGGAATCGGATGTCAGAGTATTAAAATATTCTTCGCTCCATCGTTCGTATAATTGCCTGACGGTAACAGCAGGCTCTAAATCATAAGGATTTTTGTTATATTCTACTAACGCGGCATACGCATCGTTATATGTCGGGAAATACGAATTGGGTTTCAGCGGTTTGCAAACAGGGCGGCCGGCAGAAGTTTTACCAACGGTTACCATGGCTCGGAACGGATTACGCAGGTTTCGTCCTTTTATTTCACTGATCTGGCCAAAACCGTTAGGCAATCGTTTGCGTTTGTTTGATTTTCTTTTTTGGACCGGTTTACTGCCCGGTTGCATCGGATAACCACAGTGCGGGCATACTGCGGCTTTATCGCTTACCTGTAATTCACATTCGGGACAATGAATCAGCATTTTAACTCTCCTTTTTTGTTGCAATATTCATAGCGATCATATAGCATAGTGTAGGAATTGTCAACTCCTACATTTTATCTTTTTACGGATTGTATTTTAATCTAGATTAAGAATTGAGGCAATATATGGTCGGCATAAATGAAACAATCTGTCCGAGATGCGGAGGCAATTTAAAATATTATGATAGAGTAAAACGAATTGTACGGACAAAAGGACGGCTGACAAGCTGGATAACGGTTCGCAGGCTGCGGTGTTTGGAATGCAGAGCAGTACACAGAGAATTGCCGGAGGATATTTTGCCGTATAAACAGTATGAAGCTGAAATCATCCATGGCGTTATGGAGGGATTCATCACTCCGGAAACAATTGGCTATGAAGACTATCCGTGCGAGATAACGATGATTCGTTGGGGTACGCGAAAATTACATTCTTCTTTATGAAAGGAGCGTGAATATGTATGTTCGATTTTATGAGAAGAAAATGGAAACACGGAGAAAAAATCAGAGTAGGGTTTTGGACTGTAGTAGGTAATTTTTTACTAAGAATTGGATATTTACATTTTGATGAAGACAATTAAAAAAGCAGGGGGCACAAGCCCTCTACTGTTTTTCACCTACTTTGTTTTTTAAGAAAGTTGTTTCTAAGCTAGAATAGCGATTGAAAGGAGAAAAAGTAAATGAGTGACATGATATTTCAACAAGGATCGGTGCCTGTCGCCGTAGCAGCAAAGGTATATGGGAAAGATGCTTCCTGGGTTCGGGCCGGTATCATTTCCGGCTGGCTGCCAATTGGTAAGGCTACACGGAACGGAAAACTGATTACGGATATGAAGGAGATGAATAGTAAGTACGGACGTATCAACTTCTATATTTCTCCGAAATTGTTGTATGAGGAAACCGGTTATGTGTGGAAAGGGGAACGAAAATGAGGAGGACGAAGATGAGCACAATGATACGCCCGGAATTATCCGAAAAAAACAAATACTGGATTGAAAGACATCGGTATTACGAACTGAAACATTTTTGCCTTCAGTATCCGATTTGGGAAAAAGCAATGGCGGAGTTGAACGGGTTGAGCCGACGTCCTGTCGATACTGTTATATTTTCAGGGGATATTGGGGATCCGACAGCTAAATGTGCAGAAGCAAGATTCTTTTATTCGGAACGGATGGGACTGATCGAAAAAGCGGCCGCCGAAACGGATGCCGAGTTAGGGAATTATATTCTGAAAGCTGTTACCCAGGGCGTTTCCTATGACTTTCTTAAGGCAAGGGAATACATACCGTGTTGTAAAGAGGTTTATTATGAATTGTACAGACGCTTTTTCTGGATTTTACACCAGATCAGAAAGTAGGATTACGCAATAAATACAAACTCTTTTATGAAAGGATTGAGCCAGCAATGGCTCTTTTCTTTTTTCAAAATTATATTTTTTCAAAGGAGGGGGTAATGACGTTTGGTAATTATTATTCTAAGTTGTATCATCATGGCATTAAAGGCCAGAAATGGGGTGTTAGAAACGGGCCGCCGTATCCGCTTGATAAATCAGGAAAGCATGATACAATAATAAAAGACGCGATTGCGTCAGGGGCGGTGTCAAAGAAAATTAACCGTGAAAAACAGTTACGCCATACGAAACATGGACATACGCCGGGAAGAAGTTATATTGATGGAGATTTGGAGTATGCGCAGAAATTAGTGGATAAATTGAGCGGGACAGGAGAAGCGTTGCTTGACGGAAACGGAAATTGGACACATAAAGAAAAAGTAATTGATCCACATATTATTGGAACACATGTTGATCCTATTACAAGAAAAGAAACAAAAACAAATAAAGCAACAATTATATATTCTAAAACGGGAACGCATATACATCCAAGACAGGAGGGTTAAAAATGGAATTGAAAATGTTTTATGGAAAGAAAGTTCGTATAATATCTATGAATGGAAAAAAATTTCAGGGTAAAGTTACTGATTACTTTTATCCAGAAGATAATGAACCAGAAATGGAAAGTATAGCTATTGATGATATTTTTAGCGGAAACGCTGTTGAATTTCCAGAGTCAGACATTAAATCCATCGAAATTATTTCATAAATTCTAAGACCGGAACACATATATATCCGAGAAAGGAAGAGAATAATGAAGATTAATCAGAAACTGGAAGGAAAAAAAGTCCGTTTGATAGACACGGACGAAGAGGTATTTGAGGCTAAAGTTACAGATTATATTTATCCGGAGGATAACGAGCCTGAAGGTATTGCAAGTATTATTATATGGGATAAATTAAAAAGGCGGTCAGTAGAGTTTCTTGAAACCGACATCAAGTCAATTGAAATCCTTCCATAAATTCAAAAACAGGAAGTCGTATTTATCCAAGAAAGGAGAAAAAGGTAATGGAGTTGTGGAAAATGCCAGGTAAGAAAGTACGAATAATGGATATAGATGAGGTAATATATGAGGGTATGGCTACAGATTATATTTATCCGGAGGATAACGAGCCTGAAGTAGAAGCTATTATTGTTGATTATCCTGTTAGATCAGACGGATATAAGTATGAATATCCTGTAGAATTTACTGCGCCGGAAATTAAATCCATCGAAATCATTTCATAGAAACCGAGATAGTCAGGAGATCAATTATTGATATTTGGAGTAATAAAAAAGAGAGCTGGGAACTCTCTTTCCGTACTGTTTATGAAACGACTTTAAAACGATCTTTTTGAGAATTATTGACAAGTTTTTTGTTGATGGCATCAGAGCGTTGATTGATCTCCTTTCTATATATAGTATATTGCATCAAAAAGTTTCCATATATAGTATACGCTTTTGTGGAGATATGCCAAGAAGTAGTTGCGTGACACGAAAGAGTCCTGAAAGGAGCTTTTTTTTTAAAATTATATTTTCAGACGAGAATAATAAGGCAACCAACTATCTTATGAAAGGAATGAAAAAATATGAAAGAAAAAACAAACAAAAAGGATTTACCGTTTCATCAGCGCCATCCGGATTTACCGTTGATTATATCCGTTTGCTCGTTAATCTGTTCAATTGCGGTTCTTATAGTCCATATCAGTCGATAATTGCTATAATGCTAATTATAAGAGATAGAATAGAAATACCTATAGGTAAATAGGTGCGAACACGATCTCTTTTGATATTCGCCAAATAATCAATTCCGGAATCGTCGAGTTCAAAGAGATCGTCCGGACTTGTTTTGAAAATTCCGTTTATACAGATTGGTTTGGATGCCATTTGAATCATTTTTTCAGTGCACAGGATATCAATTTCACGATTAGATTCAAATTTTGTTTTTCCTGTACAAAATTTTTCGATTTCGGATCGTTTTAATTTTTTATGTCGAAGGTGCTTTAGTAGCTTATATTTCTGTGTTTCTGTCATAATATTGTCCTTTTATATCCCCTATAAGTTTCTACATGTAGTATATATTTTTATGAGGATTTGTCAAGAAATTAATTGCGTATCTTTTTTTTTGTTGATATTTCCAGTACGCAGGTGACGGAAAAATATGTTATTTTAGTATTTGAAAAATTCCCCGGGTGGGATTTTGGAGAAAACTTTTCAAAAAAAAAGATATTATCCGGAAAGGAACATCGCATAAATAACACGTTCTGTTATGGAAACAAAATTCATCATTGAAAGGAGAAGAAGACGATGAATGAAGAAATCAGAAACGCGTTGGCAAATGAGATTTTAAGTGAATTGGAAAATTTGAAAAATCTTGAAGCAGGAAGCAAAGAACAACAGACGGCAATTGAAAATGTTGCGAACCTCTATAAGCTTGGACTGGAAGAGGAAAAGATTGACACTGACTGGGATGAAATATGCAATCGCAGGACTGTAGACGCACAGCAGAATGAGAATGAGCTGAGCAGGCAGACACGTGAAGAGCAATGGAAGAAAGAACAGTTGGCAGAGCAAACAAAAGACCGATATTTCAGGCTTGTAGTAGAGGCAGCAGGAATCATACTGCCGATGATATTTTATGCGACCTGGATGAAAAGAGGATTCAAGTTTGAAGAAACAGGAACTTATACGTCAACAACATTCAGAGGATTATTCAATCGATTCAGACCGACGAGGAAATGAATTTGAGTAACCAAAACGTTGAGTTCGTGTGTAATACATGGGCTCTTCGTTTTTCTTAAGAGGGCGGGTTATGAGATACCACTACGAAAAACCGAAAATTTATCTTTCTATGTATGGGGAACGTTATATTTGCAATCATCCGGTTTATGACAGTTGTACATTGTTTAAAATTGGCGAAAAAGGTTTGGCAGTTATCCAGCAGCGATTTGATGCAAAAACCAAAAGTACCTGGTGGGGCGAGGTGGATTCCTGGGTGACGGACGACTTATATTTGCATCCGAAGTTTAAGGAATACTTTGAAGAACGGGCAGGAAAGTGTACGGACGGTATTTATCCCACTGTTACGGTGAGGCAAATAATGTGGGCGCTGAAAATGAAACCCATACCGAGGAAACAGTGGGAAACCGTGTTTGACAGACGTTATATTTGAGCGCGAAAAGTACAACTCCTTTTATGGAAAAACCAGGTGATTTAGAAAGGAGAAAGACTATGAAGAAAGAAAAGAATAGACAGAGCATAATTTGGGCATGTATTGTGATTGGGAAAATAAGGATAGATTGGTTACGCTATAATGCGATTGCTTTTCTATACGGTTTATTACGCAAGCACAAAAGAAACATAAAATTAATGAGCTTTGTTGATTATTGGAACGGATTCATGGCATATTATCAGGAAGTCACTGGAGAAAGTATTTATGACTAAAGCGAAGAAAGCCTGTTTATCACAGGCTTTTAAGTTTATTTTTTCTTAAGCCGAAGTAACAAATTCTATTATAAATACTGAATCTTCGCAACAAATACAACCGCTTTTATGGAAAACCAAAGACCTGGAAAGGAGAAAAGGAGTATGGACGAAATGAAAATCAGATCGAAATTTATGAAGAATTTGATCGGGAAATTAGTGAAAAGAGCGGTAAAGAAAAAGGTTGGATACGAAATAGATATTCAACTGAACGAACTGGCCGCAACGGTCACGGATGGAACGGCGCATCTTCATTTGAATGTAGATGCTGAACTAAACAAAGACGAATTTACAAAAATTTTAGGAAACATTGGTTTATGAGAGAGGAAGATCGTGGCGACACGGTCTTTTCTTTTTTGTGTAAAGCGAAAGGAGAAAAAATGAATTTAAGGCAAAAAATTTACAGAATATGCGGGAAACCGAAACCATATTTCACACGGTCTTCGCCAACTCTTTTATGCTGTCTGGCAACGGCCGGCGTTATAGGAACCGCTATCGCGTCTGCCAGAGCAACTCCAAAAGCCATGAAATTGCTAAAAGAGGCTGCGGATGAAAAAGGAGAGGAATTGAGCAGAGTGGAAAAGCTGGTTGCGGTCAGTCCTGCTTATATTCCGTCCGCTATGATTGGCCTCGGTACGATTTTCTGCATCTTCGGAGCAAATATTCTCAACAAACGACACCAGGCGAGCCTGATGAGCGCGTATCTTTTGCTGAAAAGTTATCATGAGAAGTATCGGAACAAACTGATTGAACTGCATGGGAAAGAAGCGGACGTTGAAATCCGAAACGCTATGATTCGGGAACGTTGTGATTTTCACCCGATCGATTGCGACGTTCCGGACGGGAAAGTGATATTTTATGATGAAATATCCGGAGAATCCGTTATGCGGTATGAAAGGGAAGTCATAGATGCAGAATACCATTTTAACCGTAATTTCACAATGAGAGGGTATGCGTTCCTGAATGAGTTTTATGAGTTTTTGGGATTGCCTGCGACGGAATACGGAGGAGTTGTAGGGTGGTCTATGGCTTCCGGGATTATGTGGGTGGATTTTGAGCATCGGATTATTGATAAGGACGACGGTGGGGGCGCCTGCTATTCTATCGATATGATATTTTCTCCGGAAGTTCTGGAGGAATGGGAATGTTGACAGCTTCGCAAAAAATACAAACGCTGTTATGAAAGGAGGAATGCTTTATGACTGGAGCAGTAATCAAAGGAATCGGAATTGCAGCGACGGCGATCGGAATGGGGACGACACTCATTAACGATTGGGTCACTGAAAAGAAGATGGATCGTAAGATTGAGGAAAAAGTGAATGAGGCATTAGAGAAAGAAAAAACGAAAAAAGGGTCCTGACAAGGACTCTTTCTTCTTGCGCGAAGGAGGCAGCGCAATGAACAGCAATTATATTTTGTCGGCAATTCAGAGGTACGCGGATCAATACATAAGAAAGCCGCCGCGTTGTTTGTCGCGGGAATATTTCATGCAGTGGTCGTATCAGAGATGGGCAGTATGTGAGATTCTGAAAAGTATCAAGGAGGCAAACTCCATCCCCCCGATGATCGTGGTGGAAGATTTCATCAGGAAAATGGACGACTTTTCATGCAGGAACAGGGAAACAAGTATGATATTTTCGATTGCACATGACATAGCTTTGGAAATTCTCGATCTGTTTTTATCAATGAGCGGAACCGCTTCGGACGGTTCAAAAACGGATGTGCATTTTTGGAAAGGAGAAACACGGAATGAAGAAACAAAATCTTTCACGGATTGTAAAAAGCGTACAGGTGGGATTACAGAAACACAGTCCGGAAATACTTACCGGCGTCGGAATTGCCGGGATGATTACGGCTGCGGTACTGGCAGTCCGGGCAACGCCGAAAGCGTTGATTCTCATGGAAGAAGAAAAACGCCGTATTAATGCGGAGCTGCTTGCGGAAGCAAAAAAGAAAAAGCAGGAGAATTGCGTCAGGGTGGATAAGTTAAAACCGATTGAACTGATTCGCACAACCTGGGTTTGTTATATTCCGGCAGCCGTTACCGGGGCGCTGTCGGTGGCCTGCCTGATCGGAGCCAACTCGGTAAACATCAGACGCAATGCGGCGCTCGCAACCGCTTATTCTCTTTCCGAGTCTGCCCTGAAAGAGTATCAGGAAAAAGTAATCAATACGATTGGGGAGAAGAAAGAGCAGGAAATCAGAGATAATATTGCGAAAGATAAACTAAGCCGCGACCCGGTTTCCAATAAAGAAGTGATTATTACAGGACGCGGGGAAACGCTTTGTTATGATACGATCACTTCGAGATATTTTAAATGTGATATTGAGAAGCTGCGGAAAGTGGAAAATGAACTGAATAAAAAACTCATTAGCGAAATGTATATTTCATTGAATGATTTTTACTACGAGGTGGGTTTGCGGGCAACGGCCATTGGAGATGATCTTGGATGGAATATAGACGACGGACTGATCGACCTGGAATTCAGCTCGCAGCTTGCAGAGGACGAAACGCCGTGCCTTGTTATCGGATATCGGCTTGCGCCGAGGTATGATTTCCGTAATTTATTGTAACTGCGCAAAAAACGCATTGCCTTTAATGGAAGAATCCACATTATGAAAAAACGAAAGGAGAAATGAATATGGAATCTAACGAAGTAATGAAAAATGAGGAAATTCTTGAACCTGTAGCAGAGGAAATTGTGAACGCGGGTTTTGGAAGCGGTTTTAAGACGGCGGCGGGTTTCGGTATGGGCATCCTTGCAGGTATAGCGATCTGCAAGCTTGTGAAACCGATGATCGCCAAAATCAGGACGCGGAAAGAAGAAGCGGCAATTATCGATGTAGAGGCGACGGAACAGGAATCGGAAGAAGACGAAGAGGAAACCGTAGATTAAGATCCTGTAAAATGATATTTTATGGATGGAGCAAAGGGAGAGTGCCTGTAATCAGGTACTTTTCCTTTTTTCGTTTCAGAGAGGAGAATGATATTTATGGAAGAATACAAACCAAACTCCCGTAAGTATAAAGAAGAACAGCTTGCATCGGAAAAGAAAGTGGATAAGGTAGTCAGCGGTTCTGTAAAAGCAAGAAAGAAAAGCGAGATTCAGAAATTTGCGGATGTTTTTATTCAGGAGGATGTACAAAAAGTAAAATCTTATATTTTGATGGACGTACTGGCTCCGGCTTTGAAAAAAGCGATATCGGATATTGTGACAAACGGTATCGACATGATTTTGTACGGCGAAACCGGACGCACAAAGAAGAGCGGGACAGCTTCTAAAGTATCTTATCGGAGTTATTACGACAGGCAGGACGAGCGCAGGGATTACGGTTCTATCCGGACGCGGACAGGATACGATTACGACGACATTGTTTTGGATAACCGTGGCGAAGCGGAGGAGGTTTTGTCCAGAATGGACGAGTTGATTTCCACATACGGCCTCGTCAGCGTAGCGGATTTTTACGATTTGGTAGGAGTTACGGGAAATTATACGGACAATAAGTACGGATGGACGAATATCCGGAGCGCGTCAGTGGTTCGGGTCCGTGACGGTTATATGATTAAGCTGCCCCGGGCGCTGCCGTTAAACTAAGAATAAACACATAACAATTATAAATGAATAACAATTTTAAAGAAAGGAATTACAAATTATGAAAACAAACGAAATGGTAAGTAAAGTCAGCAGAACTTTTTATAAAGCCGGGTTCGGCTTGAAAAAGCACAGTCCGGAAATATTGGTCATAGCCGGAGTGATCGGCACGGTTGTAAGCGCAGTAATGGCGTGTAAAGCAACGACTAAGATCAATGATATTCTGGATGAAACAAAAGAGGAACTGGACACCGTCCACAAATATAGCGGCGATCCGGATATGGCGGAAAAATACAGCGTTGAAGACGCTAAGAAAGATACCGTTATGATTTATACCCATACGGGCATGAAACTGGCAAAACTCTATGGACCTGCTATTTGCCTCGGCGTGGCATCTATCAGCAGTATTCTGGTATCTAACAATATTTTAAGGAAACGTAACGCGGCGTTGGCGGCGGCTTATGCAGTCATACACCGCGGTTTTAAGGAGTACCGTGACCGTGTGATCGAGCGTTTTGGTTCTGAAGTGGACCGTCAGCTTCGGTTTAATATGAAAGCGGAGGAAATCGAGGAAACCGTAACGGATGAAAAGGGCAAAGAAAAGAAAGTGAAGAAGACGATTGAGGTCGCAGACACGAACACCAGCGGTTACGTAAAATATTTTACAAGGACCAATACCAACTGGGAAGATAATCCGGAATTTATTGAAATGTTCCTGCGGGCTCAGCAAAACTATGCCAACGATAAACTCAAAGCGATCGGGCATCTTACTTTGAATGAAGTTTATGACATGCTGGGGATGCAGGATACCAAAGCGGGAATGGTGGTCGGTTGGATTTATGACCTGGAGCATCCGAATGGAGATAATTTTGTCGAGTTTGATGTAAAGAAGGTATATTTGCCGGACGATCAGGGGGATTATGAGGATGCTTACGCGATCGACTTTAATGTAGACGGCAATATTTATGACAAAATGATTTGAAAGGAAGGGATCGGTACGGTAATGAGCGGGAATCTTCAACGTGATATTTTGGACTATCCCTGGCTGTTTTATGGCTGTTTGCAAACGAAAGGAGGCCGATTATGAGGAATGGATTAGCAGTTATGTCTTATACGTTATCAGCGTTATCCGGAATTTGTTTTATTACCGGAATTGCGGTTTTGATTGGCGGAAAGGGCGTGTGAGATGGAAAATGTGGAAAACTTTGAAGCCTTTATTACTATATTGGACTTTACACTTAATTCTAAACGGAAACGTCACATAGTTGGCGGTATTTTGCTGAGCGTGTCCTTACTGTTTGGAGGACTGGCGCTTACTACTATGACGCTGCGGACGGAGGAAAAGAAGAATGAATAAAAAATTATATTTTACCCTGTTTATTGCCGGGGCCGTGATCGGTTCCGTCGTAACGTGGGGATGTTTAAAAAAGAAATACGAAGTGATCGCCCAGGAAGAAATCGATTCTGTCAAGGAAGTTTTTGCCAGAGAAAAATTCGGTTCCCGGGAGAAAGAAACCGTTGAAGAATCCGGGCGGGAACCGGATCCGGGAAAGGAAAAAACCAACATGGACGAGTATGCTGCGGTAATAAGAACCGCCGGTTATTCGGCGGATATTCAGGAAGAAAAAGAGAATGAATCCGTAACAGGCAGAGATTCGTATATTATTACGCCGGAGGAATTTGGCGAGATGGAAGACTATGAGAAAATCAGCCTCACCTGGTATGCAGACAGAGTCCTGGCTGATGATAATGATGAAATTCTGGACGATATGGACGATATTGTCGGCGACGCTCTGGAACATTTTGGCGAGTATGAGGACGATGCGGTATTTGTCAGATGCGATGAACTGGAATGTGATTACGAGATTCTTCTCGATCAGAGAAATTATTCGGAAGTGGCCGCCAGTATGCCGAAACCGGTGGAGATATGATGAAGAACGAGCTGAGAAACGAATACTTTGACTGGATGTACCGGCTCGTATGCGAACCGCAGTATACGAACGGATTATCCTATCGGGAGTTGCTCTGCCGGCTTTATGAAACGCCTTTTGACTATACGATCGCTATGGACGGCAATCGTGCGGAAGATGGGGTGGATTTACGGTACAGATTCGGATATGAACATAATATTGAAGATCCGGCGATCGCGTTTTGTCTGGACGACAGGGAATGTACGGTTCTGGAAATGATGGTCGCCCTTGCGCTCCGCTGCGAAGAACATATTATGGACGATCCGGATGTTGGCAACCGGACAAGCCGTTGGTTTCTGGATATGATCGGGAATCTTGGATTACAAGAAATGACCGATGAAAATTTTGACAGGGATTATGTCGTGCGGATTCTGAATCGGTTCCTGAACCGGGAATACAAACGAAACGGCGAAGGCGGGTTGTTTACCGTACGCCATAACGGAATCGATATGCGGTCCGTTGAGATCTGGTATCAGGCAATGTGGTATCTTGATGAAGTTTTGAAGAGCTGAATTATATTTGAAAACGGAGGTACAAAATGAAGAAATTATGCTGTAACATGGCTGAAATGGCTGATATTTTTAACTGTAATACGGAAGCGTTTGTCCGTTCCATCGAGCAATTAAACAGGAGATGCAGGAAGCTGGAGAAAAGAAACTGTTCCCTTGTATTGGCGGGAATTATATTTGGAGCCATTATAGAATATCGGATGATAGAGCAAAACCGGAGGATGGGAGAACTGGAGAAAAGGTTTGGGGAATTGCGTATGAAAATTGAGGAGTTCAGGGATAAGGAAGGGGATTAAAAATGTGATGATTGACTTTCTTATGATTTCAACGCGCAGTACAAAACGCGGTATCATCGAAATCTACCCAAAGTTTATTATAAAAAAAAGCGCTGATTTGATGATTCGGGGCGGGGACTTCTATGCGGTCTGGATGGAAGAAAGAGGGTTGTGGTCGACCGACGAGCAGGATGTATTGCAGCTGATCGACCGTGAACTGGACAGGTATGCAGAGGAAAACCGCCGGCGCTTTGATTCTGATATTAAAGTTCTCCATATGTGGGACGCTGAATCCGGCATGATCGACTCCTGGCATAAATACTGTCAGAAGCAGATGCGGGATTCTTTTCATATGCTTGATGAAAAACTGATATTTTCCAATACCGTTACCAGCAAAAAAGATTATGCCAGTAAAAAGCTGAATTATCCGCTGGAAGCCGGGGAACTGTCTGCTTACGACAAGCTGATGTCGGTATTATATTCCAAAGAGGAGCGGCACAAAATCGAATGGGCGATCGGAGCGGTGGTATCCGGGGAATCTAAAAAGCTACAGAAATTCATGGTTTTATACGGTGCGGCCGGGACGGGGAAATCTACCGTACTAAACATCATACAGCAGCTTTTCGAGGGATATTATTCCGTATTCGATGCGAAAAGCCTGGGTTCCTCAAACAATTCATTTGCGCTGGAAGCATTTAAGAGTAATCCGCTGGTCGCGATTCAGCACGACGGTGATTTGTCAAGGATAGAGGATAACACAAGGCTCAACAGCCTGGTTTCGCACGAGCTTATGACGGTAAACGAGAAATTCAAGTCGACCTACTCCAACCGGTTCAAATGTTTTCTTTTTGTGGGTACCAATAAGCCGGTAAAAATTACAGATGCAAAATCCGGACTGATCCGGCGGCTGATCGACGTATCTCCAACGGGGGAAAAGTTGAATCCGAAAGAGTATAAGACGGTTACAAAGCAGATTGAGTTTGAACTCGGGGCGATCGCGTATCATTGCAGGGAAGTGTATTTGGAGGATCCGGGAATGTACGACAATTATATTCCGGTAACGATGCTCGGGGCGTCGAACGATTTCTATAATTTCGTCGGCGATTCTTACCACGTATTTAAAAAAGAAGACGGCACTACTTTGAAGGCTGCCTGGGAAATGTATAAGACTTATTGCGAGGAAGCAAAAGTGGGGTATCCGTTTCCGCAGAGAGTTTTCAAGGAAGAGATGAAAAACTACTTTCGGGAATACAAAGAACGGTTTCGTTTGGACGACGGGACAAGGACGCGCAGTTATTATGCCGGTTTTCGGGCGGAAATATTTGACGGGGAAAAAGAAGAGCAAAAAGGGCCGGCGGAAAGTCCTCCGATGCGGCTGGAATGTACGGAATCTATATTTGACCGGGAGTGCGCAGGCTGTCCAGCCCAGTATGCTTCTTCAAAAGAAACGCCGTCGAAAAAATGGAGCGCGGTAAAAACGAAGTTATCGGAATTGGATACGTCAAAGCTGCATTATGTGAAAGTTCCGGAAAACCATATTGTGATCGATTTTGATATTCCGGATGAAGCGGGAAACAAAAGTTTTGAAAGGAACGTCGAAGCGGCAGGCAAATGGCCTCCTACCTATGCCGAGTTGAGTAAAAGCGGCGCCGGAATACACCTGCATTATATTTATACGGGAGATTCGTCGAATTTAAGCAGAATTTATGACGATCATATTGAGGTAAAAGTATTTACCGGCAACAGTTCGCTTCGAAGAAAGTTATCTAAGTGCAACGACTTGCCGATTGCGGCGATTAGTTCCGGATTGCCGCTGAAAGGAGAAAAAATGGTAAATTTTGATTCTGTAAAGAGCGAAAAAGGGCTTCGGACCCTGATTAAGAGGAATCTGAACAAAGAGATTCATCCGGGAACCAAACCCAGCATTGATTTTATATATAAAATTTTGGAAGACGCGTATGCATGCGATTTGAAATATGACGTTACGGATATGCGGGGCGGCGTTTTGGCGTTTGCGGCTAACAGCACCCATCAGGCGGATTATTGTATTAAACTGGTGAATAAGATGCGTTTTAAATCCGAAGATACGTCTGCTAACACTAAGAACGAGAACGCCACATTGGTTTTTTATGACGTGGAGGTCTTTCCGAATTTATTTCTTGTGAACTGGAAAGCGGAGGGGGAGGGTAAGCCGGTGGTACGTATGATTAACCCATCTCCTGTTGAGATTGAGGATTTAATGAAATTCCGGCTTGTCGGGTTTAACTGCCGCCGGTACGATAATCATATTTTGTATGCGCGGTTGATGGGGTATTCCAACGAGCAGCTTTATAAACTTTCCCAGCGGATTGTGAACGGAAGTCCTAACTGCTTTTTCGGCGAGGCTTACAATGTCAGTTATACGGACGTTTATGATTTCTCCAGCAAAAAACAGTCTTTAAAGAAGTTTGAGATCGATCTGGGAATCCACCATCAGGAGTTGGGCCTGCCGTGGGATCAGCCGGTGCCGGAGGAACTTTGGACGAAAGTGGCCGAATATTGCGACAATGACGTCATTGCGACGGAGGCGGTGTTCCATGCGAGAAAATCGGATTTTACGGCAAGGCAGATTCTGGCGGATGTGGCCGGTATGACGGTAAACGATACGACCAACACGCTGACAACGAGAATTATATTTGGCAGCAACCGGAAGCCGCAGGATCAGTTCCGTTATCGTGATATGGGAATCGACGAGCTGCCGTTTGTTTCGGACGAAGACGACTATTATAATAGTTTCGGCGAAGACGGAAAACCGGTATTTCCCGGGTATACGTTTGAGCATGGAAAATCCGTCTACCGCGGCGAAGAAGTCGGCGAGGGAGGTTACGTCTATGCCGAGCCGGGCATGTATGGAAACGTTGCATTGCTGGATATCGCTTCCATGCATCCGAGCAGTATTGTAGCGGAAAATCTGTTTGGCGACGAATATACGTGGCGGTTTAAAGAAATTCTCGACGCCCGTATCGCCATCAAACATAAGGATTTCGGCAAAGCGAGAAAAATGCTGGGCGGGGTTCTGGAAAAATATTTAACGGACGAGGAGGCAGCCGCCGATCTGGCGCAGGCATTAAAGATTGCAATTAACTCGGTATATGGCCTGACTTCGGCGAAATTTGAGAATCCTTTCCGGGATGTACGTAACAAAGATAATATCGTGGCGAAACGAGGAGCCCTGTTTATGGTAAATCTCAAACATGAGGTACAGAAACGGGGCTTTACCGTTGCTCATATTAAAACGGATTCGATTAAGATTCCGGACGCAACGCCTGAAATTATCCGGTTTGTAATGGAGTTTGGGAAGAAATATGGCTATACGTTTGAACATGAAGCTACCTACGACAGGATGTGCCTGGTCAACGACGCCGTTTATATTGCTAAGTATCCAGAGGAACACGAATTCAAACTTTCTACCGGAGAGAAAATCATGACCAAATGGACGGCTACGGGTACGCAGTTTGCTGTGCCTTATGTTTTCAAGAAGCTGTTCAGTAGAAGCGATATCAAATTCGAAGATCTGTGCGAAACAAAGTCTGTCAGCAGCGCGTTATATTTGGACATGAATGAGGATATGCCGGATGTAACCGAATACGAAAAAGAGCTGTCTAAGACCGAAAGCAAGTACAGGAAAGGCGAACTGTCTGATACCACATTTGAAAGAACGGGCCAGGAGCTGGTTCCTCTTATTGAGAAAGGCCATAATTATATTTTCGTAGGCAAGGTCGGGAACTTCTGTCCGATAAAAGCAGGTTGTGGCGGCGGCGTGCTCTATCGTGAAAAAGACGGTAAGTATTATGCCGCAACCGGCTCAAAAGGCTACCGGTGGCTGGAATCAGAAATGGTCAGGGAGCTGGGGAAACAGGGCGATATCGACGAACAGTACTATATTTCAATGGTTGACGAAGCGGTTGCCACAATCTCGAAGTATGGAGATTTCGAACGGTTTGTTTCGGACGAGCCGTATGCAAAAGAGGAAATGCCGGATTTTATGAACATTCCGGAAGATGCGGAAGAGGAAATTCCGTTTGATTAAAAACAAGCAAAAAGGAGAGAAAAAAGATGGCAAAAAATGTACCGGTTATAAATATTGAAAACGCGAGAATTATATTTCGGAATTTTTCCGGAAAAGAAACTAAGTATAACAGGGAGGGGGATCGAAATTTCTGCGTTATTCTTGAAGATGCTGAAATGGCACAGAAACTTGCAGCGGACGGTTGGAATATCCGTATTCTTCCTCCGCGTGACGAGGATGAGGAGGCAAAACATTATCTTCAGGTTGCGGTAAGTTTTAAAATTATTCCGCCTAAAATTATTATGGTGACAAGACGGGTGCAGACAAAACTGGATGAAGAATCCGTGGATTCTCTTGATTATGCGGAGATTCAAAACGTAGATTTAACGCTGAATCCGTATCCGTGGGAAGTGAACGGCAAAAGCGGTATCAAGGCTTACCTGAAAACGATGTATGTTACGATTGAAGAAGATGCGTGGGCGGAAAAGTATGATATTTAATTATGAAAACATAAAAAGAGGATATGAATGGTTAAAGAAGCATTACCCGAGAATAACGGAGAACGTAACGCGGCCGGACGAATTGTATCATCATGGAATCAAAGGACAGAAGTGGGGCGTAAGGAACGGGCCGCCGTATCCGATTGACAGATCATCCAAGCGTGATACAATAGTAAAAGATGCAATTGAATCGGGGACTGGTTTCTAAAAAGATTAACCGCGAAAAGCAGTTGCGGCATACCAAAGATGGGCACGCTCCGGGCAGAAGTTACATAGATGGCGACTTGGAATATGCGCAGGAACTCGTGGATAAGCTGAGTGGGACTGGGGAAACCAAACTAGATCGTAAAGGCGAATGGAATCATCGAGAATGGGTTACTTCTCCTCATGTTATTGGAATTTATGTCGATGAAAGCGGTAAAGAAACGAAATCAAATATAGGGATGATTGTATACTCGAAAACAGGTACACATATCTATCCAGTAAGAAGAAAGGAAGAGAGATGAAACTTAATAAAAGTCTTGAAGGTGAAAAGGTTAAAATAGTAGATATAGATGGTGAAATATTTGAAGGGGTGGTTCTTGATTATATCTATCCTGAAGACAATGAGCCAGAGGGTATAGCGGCAATTGATATTTATAAATGCCCGCAAAGAGCCGGACAAGGAGTTAGTTTCTACGAAACTGATATCAAGTCAATTGAAGTTATCGCATAAAAAGGAGGCTGTAAGATGAAAAGAGCGTTATCTTATATTTTAACAACAGCAGGAGTCGGAGCGTTTATAGTTGGCTTACAGATAGGAGATGAAAAATGTATTGTTAAAAAAGCATTGTATTATATTTGGATGCCCGTAAGGACGATTCTGCATTGGCATGGTGTACGTGCCGTAGTAGGTGACAAAGTATACATATAATGACCAGTTGGCAAGAGGAATACAAAGCCCAGTGTTGGTGGCACTGGGACTTCTTATGTTTGTTCGGGTAATGGTGAAATATCAAATGGAATCTCCAATCTGGCAATTTTTCCGTTTTTAGTAAGTCTGCTGATATAGATTCCATCTGTTCCAACATTAAAGCGAAGACGATCAAGCTTGACTTCTGAGATTATTTCCTTGATCAAGGGCCAAAATACCTCAACAAGATTTGCTAACCCATTGTGAGTATACATAACTTTGTGTTCCTCTTTCCATATATTAAGAATACATTATATAGTATATGAAATACATTGTCAACACTAGATTTAGCCCAGTTTGTCTTAATAGACAGATTCGGGCTATTTTTATTCTGTTTTTGAAAGGAGAAAAAGATGAAAATTATTATGCTGTATATTTTGATTGGGTTTATCTATGGGCTAAATAATTACAGGATTATGCTTTCACATGAAAAAGAGCGCCATTTTCCTAATTGGTATCATGCAATTGCAGGTCTTGTTTGACCAATCAGTATAATTTTGTTGCTGCGGGCTATTTATAAAATGTTAAAAAAATGACAACGGCAGATGAAAGGAGAAAAAAGATGAGTAAATGGGATATTAATTGGAAATGTACATATAAAAATATGCCTAAAAAAGTCGGAGAATTTCTCAAACAGCTTTTAGGCATGAAAGAGTATAAAAAACTTATAGCAGCAATACGGACACATAAATGGATAATGATGGTCGGACCGGAGTGTTCCGGTAAGTCTACAGTGTGTAATATCTTGTGGGCGCTTGGATATCCCTTTGTTATTGATGACAATGGCATTGGCCGGATTATTCATACTTCTCATAAGTTGACTGATTTGAAAGGAAGTGATGATATTCTCGAAGAGCTGGGGATTGGGAGGAAACATTAAAGTGTAAATATGGATCTGATTCAAGATGGGTAACACGATATCCCAATTTTCGCATTGCGCAGTTAATAGTGTCATTATCCAGATAAAAACCATGCGAATATGTGTCCATAAAAGCTTTACGGATATCTGACGTATCTACTTTTGGATTGATGGCTTTTGTTGGTGTGAGATATCTTTCGAGCCAATCCATAAGAATATCATATTGTTCTTGTGAAAGTTTCATATAAATGAACCTCCTTAACTAACATTTTGGTTTCAGGTAAAAGATACAATTCCATGCAGTTCCCAGTTAAAATCCTGCGATCTGCTACAATTGAAAAGAATCACATTCAGAGCAGTTTATCTTTTGTATAAGTAGTTCTTTTTCATTGCTACTCTGAACGTAAAACTTTCCTTATAAATTATAACATGAAAATTAAGATTTCGAAAGGAGAAAAGATGAGCGATAATATCCAATTTGTAGATTTTGAAAAATATTGTGAAACATGTAAATACGTAAAGAAGAAAGAGGTTGAAGATCCTTGTAACGAGTGTTTGGAAGTCGGTGCCAGAGAGGGTTCCGGCAAACCGGAACGATGGGAAGAAAAGGAGTAATTTATGGCTGGAATACGGTTGCGCGACTATCAGTTAGATGCGGTACACCGGATGAAAAACGGATGCATTTTGTGTGGCGGCGTGGGGAGCGGCAAGTCCCGTACAGCTCTTGCGTACTATTATTTATGCGAAGACGGTGAACTTGATACGGATGAATACATACCTATGAACGATCCGCCAAAAGATCTTTATATTATTACTACTGCCCGGAAACGGGACACCTGCGAATGGGAGGGAGAACTTTCCCCGTTTTTGCTTTCTCCCAATCATGAAGCGAATCTCTATTCCAATAAAGTAGTCATTGATTCATGGAATAATATCAGGAAGTACTCTGAAGTGCAGGGTGCTTTTTTTATATTTGATGAACAGCGGGTGGTTGGTTCCGGAACCTGGGTTAAGGCATTTTTGCGTATAGCCAGAGTGAATCAGTGGATTTTACTGTCTGCAACCCCGGGGGATACCTGGCAGGATTATATTCCGGTTTTTATTGCGAACGGTTTCTATAAAAACAAAAGCGAGTTTATAAGGGAACATGTTGTTTACAGCCATTTTACAAAGTTTCCTAAAATAGACCGCTACCTGAATACCGGGCGGTTGATTCGGCTGCGAAATTCCATTTTGGTCCATATGGATTTCAGGAGGGAAACCGTTTCGCATCATGAAGACGTGTTTGTTTCTTATAACATTGGGAAGTATAAAGATATTTGCCGTAAACGCTGGAATCCCTGGGAGGATAAACCGATTAAAAACGCCGCGGAATTTTGTTACGCGCTGCGGAAAGTGGTTAATTCAGATGAGTCGAGGCAGGTTGCTCTGCTACAGATTTTGGAGAAGCATCCACGGGCAATTATATTTTATAACTTTGACTATGAGTTAGAAATAATGAAAAGCATGTTCGCAGCGTTTGAAGATAATGAGATTTTTGAAATTGCGGAGTGGAATGGACATAAGCATCAACCAATCCCGGAATCGGAAAGCTGGGTGTATCTTGTCCAGTACAACGCAGGTGCAGAGGGGTGGAACTGTATCAAGACAGACACTATTATATTTTACTCACAGAACTATTCCTATAAGGTTATGGTGCAGTCAAGCGGACGGATTGACCGGTTGAACACGCCGTATACAGATTTATATTACTACCATTTAAAAAGCCGGTCCGGAATAGATCTGGCGATAAGCAAAGCACTAAAAGATAAGAAAAAATTTAATGAAACAGGGTGGGCAAAATGGTGATGAAAGGAGAAAGATTCCGATACAGTAGGTTTATTATATTTGTTTATAACACAAAGAAAAATCGTTGACAAGGGAGGAACTTAAACAAATGAGCTATCAATACGACCAGTATCTGGTCAAACACAAAGAAAACGTAAAGAAAAGCTATGACTGGCTTTTGGACAATCTTCCCGATTTGGTGAAAGATGTTCCAAATCTGGGGTGGCAGTGTGGGTTTGCGCATGACCAGTCGAAGTCTGAACAGGATGAATATGACGCATACGACGCCTACTTCTACGGAAATAACAGGTCGTTTGCTGTGATGCAGGGGTATCAAAAAGCCTGGCTGTTGCATCTTCACAGAAATCCGCATCACTGGCAGCATTGGGTCTTGATTAACGACGATCCGAAAGAGGGCGAGATACTTATAGAAATGCCGATTAATTATATTTTGGAGATGATATGTGACTGGTGGGCATTCAGTTGGGCAAAGGGAAATCTACATGAAATATTCAAGTGGTATGATGAACATAAGGACTATATGAAACTGCATCCGAATACCAGAAAGAAAGTGGATGAGATTCTTGGCAAAATAAAGGAAAAGCTGGCTGGCAGTTCAGAACTTGCACATCATGGCATTAAAGGTCAGAAGTGGGGTGTGAGGAATGGACCGCCGTATCCGATTGACAGAGATAAAGAATCTGTTGAAAAGTCTTCTGGAAGTGGTAAAATGAATTTACAGTACTTTGCCAGGATACCGGAAGAAAAATTTACAAAATATGCTCTTGATTCTGAAAAATCGCCGGATAAGGCCAGAGCATTTAAAGAAGCTTTGGGCTATACGAAAGAGAATTGTAAAAAGTTAATAGAAGATATCGACCAAAATTTTGATAAAGAAAAATTGGTAGAGAAAGGAGACAGAGGGCATGGAATGCGCTATCAACAAGTTATGCGGTTAAAAGGTTTAAATGGGAAAGAAGCCAATGTGGTTACAGCATGGATGAAAGACAATGAAGAAGATTTCCGATTAACCAGTGTTTATATTACTAAGAAGAAGGTGAGTGCAGAATGAAAATTGAGGAATATGATAAGATTAAGTTAAAGGACGGAAGAACAGCATCTGTTGTGGAAATATTAGAAGAAGGTGTGGCATATTTGGTAGATGTTGATCTTCCGGGTCCAGAATGGGATACTATAGAAGTTTGGCAGGAGGAAATTGAATCAGTACTTGCATAGAGGATTCTACGGGCGGAAAGAAGAAAAAGGTGAAAATAGTGTTACATTATTTTTTAAAAAACCATCGGTTATATCATGGTTTTGGTTGATTGGAAAAACGTAAGGATATAAATCTGAATAGTAAGCCAATACAACATATGATATAAATTTAGCTCGATTTGTCTTAACAGACAGATTCGGGTTATTTTTATGCCTGTTTTTAATTTGTTATAACGCCGTGGCACCAGTCGAAGTCATGGTTAAGACGGTATGACCTATTCGCGAAAGGAGAAAAATTAATGAATATTGACAGAGAAGAAAAAAAGAAAGAAGCGCGTTCCAGGATGGTAATTTTGAAATTGCATCCGGAAGCGATCAGAGAATTTTGGGAGGAGGACAGTCCGGTTTTATCTTTTGGCGGGATATTGTCCGGACTGAGCGATGTGCAAAAAGAAAGAGTACGGGAATTTGAGGAAAAACACAATTCACTTGTATACCACGTCATTCATAATGACACAAATTTTGGAGAAATGTTAACTTTACTATATATTTCCGATTATCCGGAAGAATGGAAACAGGACAGAGAAGATTTGAAAAGCGGTTTTCCAATTGCTTATGTGGCGAATCTGGACAATGATATTTTGTCCGAATTTGGTACAGTTGGCGTAGAACCATCCGGAGGCGTGGTACTGAGGACGGCTTAGCAAAGTAGTAGAAAAGTTCGCAAAAATTACATGGACTATAATGAAAGGATGGTATATACTGTTTATATATCAGTCCTTATCATAATAGAAAGGGCTTGCTTTAGGAGGCAGGTAAATGGAAGACAATATGAAAGAATTTGTTGCTTACAGTAGAAAACTTTTGAAAATTCTCGTGATGATCAGAAGGCTGTTAGAGGAAGGTGAATGCGATAAAGCCAAGACAATGCTTGACGAGCTGATCGAAGACACACGAAAGGATATTGAAGCGTAACAAAAATACTGGAACTGTTGTTGGAAAGAACTTGCGGTTACAAAAATCGCAGGCTCTTTCTTTTTTTATGCTCGTTTTGAAAGGAGAAAAATGAAAAACACATTAAAACAGGCGTTAAGAGCGGTTATACCGATATTGGTATATGGAGTCTATGGATATTTTACAAAAGAGTGGACGTTTGAATGGGAAAATTTCCATACAGAGAATAACAGATTGTATGGGCGTGCCTTAGATGCTATTTCGAATAGCAATATGAGTTCTTGCTACAAAAGTCAGGCACTTCGAGGGTTGCAAAACAATAAACCTGATGAATATTACGAAGCTGCTATAGCTATTGCGAAAGGAAACATGGCATCATGTTATAAAGCTGTAGCAATATGCGGTCTTAAAGAACAATTTTGAAATAAACCTACTGTGTCAGATGAAATCATGTTTAAGCTTCTACGGCCATTGTGGCAGGGCCGATGCTGAGCGAATCATTATTATGATTCATAGTTGTGGTGTAATTATATTTGGCGGTTATATACATGCAGCAACATATACCTAAAACAACGAATAAAGCGGTGGTAGCTGTTCCGTTGTTAAAATTAACGTTTATATCTACTTTGAAACTTTGGTGCTGTGTGTTGCTTTTTGGAAGATTGTTAATCATAATTTGTACCTCCTTGGCGGATTCTGATGCAGTAGGTTTATCATATTTTTTTATAACACAAAGACAAATTGTTAGCAAGATACGAATAGAAAAATGGAAGGAGAAACGGATATGAAAGAAGCAATGATAATGAATTGTGTGTCAGTAGCGGCAGGAGCTTTGGCAATAGCTGTAGCCTGTAAAATAACAAAATCGGCATGGCCTTTGTTAGCGTTTATAATAGTACCAACATGGAGCACAACGGAGGGTATACAAAAAAATGGGAAATGAATGAGTTATCAATAATAAAAAACACAGAAGTAAAACGTTATTATTTCTTGGGCAAGCAATCTTTTTTCATTTTATAGGAATTTATTTTTTGCTCTACGAGTCCGCTTACCTTAAGTGATACGGCTATTACGATTAATGCTATGATAGCGCCTTCTTTTCGGCGGATATTATCGTATTTTTTCTCGCCTCCGTATTTATTATATACTTTATTTGTAAATTTAGCAGCTCCGTATAATTTTTTATCCATTGTTTAATCAGCCTTTCGGATTGATATATATATATTATAGATAAGTATCGCAAAAAAAGCAATGGCTTTTATAGAAGAATAAACAGACGGAGGTAAAAGATTATGAAAAATAAACATGTCAAGTTTCGGTTGTGGTATTTTTTTAAAACATTTATCATGTGGATATCACATGGAGGCCCGTTTAACAGGCGGTTGCTTTCATGGGATTTATGGAATGGGAATGAAAAAATAGATTACCAGGAAGGAACATTTTGGCAGTTTGTTAAGTGGATCATATCCGGAGAGATATTTAAAAAACTGTAAAGAGCGAAAAGAGTCCTAACAAGGGCTCTTTTTTTCTGCACGGGGGAAGGAGGATAAATGATATTTGATCACAAAAACATAAAAAGAGGATATGAATGGCTGAAAAAACATTATCCTGAAATAATGAGGGACGTGTTACCGCCGGATGAACTATTTCATCACGGAATCAAAGGACAGAAATGGGGTGTAAGACACGGGCCTCCGTATCCGCTAAACCGTGTTAAAGTGAATGTTGAAAAAACAGAAAAAAGTGGTATAGTGAAGAAAACGATATCCGGACATAGCGGTAATCCTAAAAAAGGAATTTCAAATTCTGTTTCCGATCACCTAGATAGAAATGGTAAAGTGGATAAAAGGGCGTTTTATGATGAAGATGGATGGAAAGCAGTAGAAATTCATACGACCGATCACGGAAATTTTAAAGAGCATCCGTATGGAGATCATGGAGAACATATTCATTTTTATGAATGGGATCATGAAACAGGGAAGAAAACAGGGGATAGAAAGGATGAAATTTCTGCAAGACTGAGAAAGGAGAATTGTGATATTTTATGATGACACTAGACTTTAATTATTTTTTACGTCAATTAAAAGAGGGAGTCAATATAAACGAAACATGTTTTTATTTTAATGATGACCCTGCGGAAGAGGAACATTACTTGGGTTATGTTGCAGATTCTGCAAATTCTTATTGGGTTGGTTATTGCGACGTGAAAGATGGAGCTGAGTTTAAAACAGCAGAAGAACTAGTAGACGCACCAATATTTAATGGGAAGAGTTTAAAAGAAAGGTGGAAAAATGTACGAATTTGTAGTATCGAAAGTTTTCCTTTAGATGATTGGATGGAATGTATGGAGCATGTTTGAATAGAAGAGAAAAATTTTTCTTTTGTGCCTGTTTTTGAAAGGAGAAATATACATGGGCGGAATGGCAACACAAAATGAAAATGACACGATAGGAATAACTGTTTATGATGGAAAAATGACTGTTGAGAAAGTCAACAAGCCTAAATACCTTAATTTAACAGAAAGGTTGGAAGCGTTTTACAAAAAAACCAATTGACGAAATTTTTGTCGAAAGTACGCAAGAGGTTGATGTAGTCACTCCGAAAGGTAAAGAGATTTGGTAACTTATAAGCAAGGCGACATAACGCCCAGTTTAAAGTGGTAATTAGTTTTCTGTAAGAAATAATAAACTATCTGAAAGCATTTGGAGAATGAATATTCAGATGCTTTTATTTTTTTGCAAAAAAAATCAATGATTAAAATTGAAAGGAGAAAAAGGATGAACATTTTGTATTTGTTTTTAATAGTTTTGTCAATAATATGGCTATTTATGACCGTGCTTCTGATACATAGAATACTAAACCAAATCAATATGATATTTGGACAATTGGATCATGATGCCGACGAATTGCTTAAACTATGGAAAAGATTAGGTTCAGTAGCGCAACTATTAGCGCAAGTATGCCAACAATTAGAGAGCCAAGAGCAATCCGACGATTGATTTTTATTTCTTTTTCATGACGGATTAATTCGTTAAGTTTTAATTCTTCTTGCTTACAGATATCTTCTGCTATTCCGTTTGCGAGATTTGTAGAATAATTAGTATTCATAGAGAGGCCTCCTTTTTAGGGGAATTATAGCACAGAGATTATATTTTTGAAAGGAGAAAATATGTTGAAAAAAATTTTAAAAGAGCTGATTGAGATCAGAAAGGAACTTCAGGATATTAAGTTGATTCTGAAGTTCCATTGTTTGAGGGGAAATTACAGAACGGAACACGAAAGAGTGGACGGAAAATTGGTAGTTAAAAGCCGCCGTATTCTTCCAGATCCTTTAGAAGAGCTTCGTAAAGAAGAGCATATTCTGCAACAATATCGGAAGAACAAGTTCGATTAGCACGGGGATTATATTTTTGAAAGGAGAAAAAGGATGAAAGGGTATTTTAGAAAAGGTGAGTTAGTGATCGGATACGATTACTGCAAAGAAAACAGCGAAACAATTTTAACAGTAGGGCGTTTTGTGGATAAAGATATTGTGATCGACGGCGTTTATTCCGGAAAAGAAGCGGAAGAAAAATGCCGTGAATTAAAGTTATAGTTTCGTTTGAAAGGAGAAAAAGGATGAGTATTAAAAAAATAATTATTAAGATGACATTGGTACTTATTGTAATTGTGAATGTTTTAATTGCTACAGATTTAACGGATGCAGCAGATAGTGATACCAAAATTTCTGACACGGCATATGCCGCCACTGTAGAATATGGAGAAAGATATGGTATATCTCCTGAACTTTTACAGGCGCTTATAGAAAGGGAGAGCGACGGGGATCCGAATGTTGTATACGGAGGTTGTATGGGATTATGCCAGATTTATGAAAAATACCATTACGATAGAATGGAAAAGCTGGGAGTACAGGATCTCTTTAATGAGCGGGAAAACATTCTGGTTGCCGCGGATTACCTGGCAGAACTTTTTCAAGAGTATGAAGACGTAGGGTTGGTGTTGGATATTTATAACGGAAACAGCAAGGCAAAGCATAATTTTGAATACGGAATTGTTTCTGATTACGCAGATCATATTTTAAAAAGAAGCGCCGAATTAGAACGGTTGCATGGGAAGTGAGGAGGAAGTTATGAACTTTGAAATAATCGCAGTAGATTTTGACGGTACTTTATGTGAAAACAAATGGCCGGAAATCGGAGAGCCGAATAAGGAGCTGATTACTTACCTGAAAAAGCGTCAGGAAACAGGAGATAAGCTGATCTTATGGACCTGCCGTGTCGGCGAGATACTTGATAATGCAGTTATCTGGTCAGCTGAACAAGGACTTATATTTGATGCCGTCAACGAGAATCTTCCGGAAGTGCTGGAAAGAATGGGCGGCGATACCAGAAAGATATTTGCCGATGAATACATAGATGATAAAAACTCATTTTTAAATCATCTTTACGATGTAAAGGAGATTTGATATTTATGGGACGAGCAGAAATTCGGCGAGCAATGAAAAACGAGAAGAAAACAAAGACCGCTACCTATAACCTGACCAAAACACAGTTGAATGTTATGGTACGGGAACAGATGGAAAGCGAGCTGGTGAAAGTTCGGCAGCAGGCTACGGATAAAGCCGTCAACACAGCTATGATATTATTACTGACACTGCCGTTGGAAGTTTTGATGGACTATTACTGGCCGAAATCCTATGCCAAACGAATTCCGGAATTCACCAATCATGTTTTAGAATATTACGAGAGATGGCAGAACGGCGAATTGGATATGGAGAAGTTAAAAGAGGATTTGTGGGAATACGGCGGTGTGCGGTTGGAAGAAAGAGGCGATTAAGATGCTCTCAATCGGGGGGGAATTCCAGGGTGATTTTTGGCCCACTTTTTTTGGTTGGCCCACTTTTGAAAACGGGTTTTCAGATTTGGCGGAATTATACGGACAAAAACCGGTGAAATTTGGATAAAAACCGTCAATTTTTGGCCCATTGGCCCACTTTTGGCCCACTTTTAAAAATGGATTTGGGCCACAAAAAACCCAGTATTTATGCGGGTTTGCGGCAAAAAAGCCCACTTACCCACTTTTTTTCTCTACTAATTGTGATAAAAAGTTTAATATATATAAAGAATATGCAAAAAAAAGTGGGCATTTGGGCCAGGGCATGAAAAAGTAACAAACAGGATTGAAAAATATATTTTCTTTTTGAGCTAATTGTGTTATACTTTGAAGTGCCACGTAATTGTATATTTTTAGTAGAAAGGGAATACTTTGTCAAAAAGTGTTTGCTCTCTTTTTTAGTTGTACCTTTTTACTAAAGATAAGATTGCGTGGTGGCAATAGGAGGGCTTCACTTTTTCAGTGCGTCTTCTTGTTGAGGGCGCACTTTTTAATTTGTGCTAAATTTAATGTAGTTATGTTCCAGAATAGAATAAGTCATTGGAGGAAACAAAAATAGTGAGCAGTTACAAGATTATTCCGGTGAGTGATGAGAATTATATTTCGCCATCTAACGGATACAAGCGGTTGGAACTGACGTCTGAACAGAAAATACATATCGGGGCATTTGCAAACCAGCTTCCGGCTATGATCACTGCCGGGGGATTAGAAAACGCATCGTTATATCGGTTAGAGTTTCCGGATGGCGTTTCTGGTTCCCTGATGGAATTGAAACAGGGAGGATATACGGCTTCATTGGTAAGCGATGACGGTAAGATAACTGGTTCGGCGGCTCTCCATAAAGTAGACACAGCGTCTATGGCAACGATGCTTCATGTATTTACTTTCATGTCCGTTATAACAAGCCAGTATTTTCTGGCGGAAATAAACAGCAAACTAAGTAAAATCAGTAAGAGTATCGATAAAATTCTGGAATTTCTTTATGGGGATAAAAAGGCGGAGTTATTGTCGGAAATTAGTTTTACAAAATATGCGTATCAGAATTATTTTTCGATCGTGCTGCATGACTGTCAGCGGACAGCTACGATTGGAAGTATCCAGCAGGCTAAAAAAGTGGCTATGAAAGATATTGAGTTTTATCTGAATGAACTGGACTCTCTGATTGTTACAAAAGACGGAACAAAACTTGTCGGAGTTGTAGAAAATTCGTTCCGTTTGAAAAACTGTTTGGAGTTGTCAATCCAGCTGTATGTGATGAGTACCGTTCTGGAAGTGTATTATTCCCAGAATTTTGACGAGAAGTATATTTCCAATATTGAGAATGAAACGTCCGTATACATTACAAAGTGCGATAAGCAAATTCTTGGGGCGTTTGCCGTGTTAAGAGATAATGTGAAAAACCATAAATTAATGCCGTTGGAAAAATTTAATAAAGCGGAATATCTGGAGAGGATTGAACGGATTGTCGATTCTTTCAGCCGGGGGGAAGAATCGGAACTGGAGAAGTCTATTCATACGGCCTTATGGTCGTTCCGTCAAAAAGCGGATTTCTGTATCGACAAAAACGGGGAAACTTATATAAAAACTACGTAAATACTTACGTGTATTTTACAAGCCGTTTTATGAAAGGAGAGGTTAAAGAGCTTTTTATCTCTTACTTCAAAGTTGGGAGCATAAAACGTGCTTCCGGATTCATGAAAGGAGATAAAGAAAATGAGAAAGAGAAAAGACGAATACGAATTCATTTATGACAATGGCGATGATTCCGGGATTGATTATTCCGATTTAAGCGAATCGGATCCGGAAGAGGCTGTTGACAGTTTGAGAGGAAACGTGTTATCCGGTTCATGTATATATTGCGGAGCGCAGGACGGAATGAAATATGAAGGAGATATATGTTTCATATGTTCCGTGTGCGGCCGGTCCATACATGAGGATTTGTATTACAGATGGCTGGCAGGATACGAAATAGAAATGGATAACGACGATTACGATGATATTTATTAAAAAGTGAACAGGGTATTCGGAAAGGCTCACGTGCAATAGCGTGGGCTTTTCTTTTGCTTTTTTTGCACGCGAAAAAAACATGTCCTTTTATGAAGAGAGAAGAGGAAAAGCGCCATATTTAGCTTTTGCTTTCTCTTTTTTTTGTTTTCAGAAAAAATGAGAGGAGATCTGATATGGCGGTAAAGTCAGAACGCGACTTCCAGGCAAATCTTGTAAAAGAGTTAAAAGAACTCTTTACGGATTGTATCGTAACCAAACTTGACGCAGGTCATACGCAGGGGATACCGGATCTTCTGGTTCTGTATAAGAATAAATGGGCCACTCTGGAATGTAAGAAATCGGCGGGAGCAAAGAAGCAGCCTAATCAGGAGTATTACGTTGGGCTGATGGACAAGATGTCATTTTCAAGATTCATCTGCCCTGAAAACAAGGAGGAAGTATTATATGAACTTCAACAAACATTCAAATCTTGAAGGACGTCATGCTTTCCTTGGTGCAAGTAAGTACCACTGGATTAACTATGATGAAAATAAAGTTGCGGAATCCTACAGCAGGTTTCTTGCGATTCAAAAGGGAACGCAGCTGCATGAGTTCGCGGCTCAGTGTATCCGCATCGGACAAAAATTACCCAGATCGCATAAGACGTTAAATATGTATGTGAACGACGCGATAGGGTTCCGGATGATCCCGGAACAGGTTCTGTTTTATTCGGAAAACTGTTTTGGGACGGCGGATGCTATATCATTCCGAAATAAGTTCCTCAGAGTTCATGATTATAAATCCGGAATGTTTCCGGCGCACATGGAGCAGCTGTTTGTATATGCCGCTCTGTTTTGTCTGGAATACGGGATAAAGCCGGCGGATATAGAAATGGAAACCCGTCTGTACCAGTCGGACGATATTTTGATTGCCAATCCGACAGTGGAAGAGATTGCTCCGATCATGGACAAGATTGTTACGTTTGACAGAATTATCAGCAAAATCAGAGAACAGGAGGAGTAACCATGAATCCTATCGCCGAAGAAATTTTGATGCATTATGGGATGCCAAGACGTTCCGGCCGTTATCCATGGGGTTCCGGTGAGAATCCTTATCAGCATAGCGGCGATTTTTTAAGCCGCGTCGAGGAATTAAAGAAACAGGGATTAAAAGAAACCGAAATTGCAAAAACAATGGGATTGACCACAACTCAGCTGAGGGTGCAGAGATCGTTGGCTAAAGATGAAAGGCGTTCTCTTCAGGTGGCTACTGCCAAAGGGTTGAGAGAAAAAGGATACAGCCTTAACGAGATCGCCAGGGAAATGGGATTTACAAACGACTCTTCCGTGCGTTCCCTGCTCAATGAAAGTTCGGAAAGCCGTATGAACCGTGCGAAAACCGCCGCTGATTTTTTAAAACAGATGGTTGATGAAAAAGGCATGATAGATGTGGGAACCGGAGTAGAACTGGAACTCGGGATTTCGAAAGAGAAATTAAGGGAAGCCATTGAAATTCTTAAAATGGATGGATATGAGGTTTATGGCAGGGGCGTTCCGCAGGCGACAAATCCGGGAAAACAGACCAATATTAAAGTTCTTTGTCCGCCCGGAACCGGACACAGAGAAATCTATAATATTGAGAAAATTCATTCGGTAAAAGAGTACGATAAGATTCTTACCGAAGACGGCCAGAAAGTCAGGCCGGCATTTCAGTATCCGGAAAGCCTGGATTCCAGCCGTCTGAAGATTAACTATGCGGAAGACGGAGGTATTGCAAAAGACGGAGTTATCGAAATACGCAGAGGCGTGGACGATTTGTCGCTCGGCAATTCGCACTATGCGCAGGTTCGGATCATGGTTGACGGAACCCATTATCTGAAAGGAATGGCCGTCTATTCTGACGACCTGCCGGATGGCGTCGACGTTCTGTTTAACACGAATAAGAAAAAAGGAACTCCGACAGAGGACGTCCTGAAAAAGATTAAGGATGATCCCGACAATCCGTTTGGTTCTTTGATTAAAGAGCATGGAGGGCAGAGTTACTACATAGACAAAGATGGAAACGAGAGGCTTTCGTTGATTAATAAACGTGCCGAAGAAGGGGACTGGGGAGAATGGAGCGACCATCTTCCGTCACAGTTTCTGTCAAAGCAGAGCATTACGCTGATTAAGAAACAGCTAAATCTTGCTTCTGCCGATAAAAACGCAGAATTTGATGAGATTTGTTCTCTCACTAATCCGACTGTTAAGAAAACATTACTGAAATCTTTTGCCGATGATTGCGACTCTGCGGCGGTGCATCTCCAGGCGGCGGCTTTGCCAAGACAGAAGTACCAGGTAATATTGCCGCTGACGACGATCAAAGATAATGAGGTGTACGCTCCGAACTACAAGAACGGAGAACAGGTCGCATTGATTCGGTTTCCTCATGGCGGCACTTTCGAGATTCCCGTTTTAACGGTTAATAATAAACAGAAAGAGGGAAAGAAAGTTCTTGGGAACACGCCGAAAGACGCGATAGGTATCAACAGCAAAGTTGCAGAGCGGCTATCCGGAGCCGATTTCGACGGAGATACCGTTATGGTAATTCCCACTGGCGGTAAAATCAAAATCACATCCACTCCCCCTCTGAAAGGACTGGAAGGCTTTGATCCGAAAGAGGCTTATGGCCCCGACAGTACTACCCGGTCCTATAAACGGATGAAGAATACCCAGACAGAGATGGGAAAAGTATCGAACCTGATTACGGACATGACGCTGAAAGGGGCGACCCAGGACGAACTGGCCCGTGCTGTCCGTCATAGTATGGTTGTAATCGATGCGGAAAAGCATAATCTTGATTACAAAAGGAGCGAACAGGACAACGGTATTGCTTCCCTGAAGAAAAAGTATCAGGGACGGGAGGAAGACGGGAAGTATAAAGAGGGCGCAGCTACCCTGATTTCCCGTGCAAAAGCCGAAACTTCGGTTATAAAAAGGAAAGGAAGCCCGATTATTAACGAGGACGGCTCTTTGAGTTACAAAACGGTAGACGACCCGACTTATTTAGATAAGAAAACAGGGAAAGTTAAGACCCGGACTCAGGCCAGTACACAGATGGCTGAAACAAAAGACGCCCGTACGTTATCGTCCGGAACACCGCAGGAAGATGCGTATGCCGATTATGCCAACAGGATGAAAGCGCTTGCGAATAAAGCTCGTAAAGAGATGATAAATACCGGAAAGATTCCTTATTCATCTTCGGCAAAAGCAATCTATCAACCGGAAGTGGATTCTCTTAATACAAAACTGAACATAGCGCTTAAGAATGCGCCTCGCGAAAGACAGGCTCAGGTGATCGCAAATGCTGTAGTAGCTGCAAAGAAACAGTCAAATCCGGATATGACCAAAGCCGAAATCCGGAAAGCGAATCAGCAGGCGCTGACTTCCGCACGCAGGAAAGTCGGAGCGGAACGCAAACCGGTTGAAGTGACAGATCGGGAATGGGAAGCTATACAAGCTGGCGCGATCAGCGAACACCGATTGACACAGATTCTTAATAACGTTGATATAGACAAGCTGAAACAGCGGGCAACTCCTCGCACTACTACTGCGTTAAGCAACGCTAAAATTGCCAAAATCTCATCGATGGCAGCTTCCGGATACAGTACAGCAGAAATCGCAGAGGCTCTTGGCGTATCTACATCAACGGTTTCGAAATATTTGTAAAGAAAGGAGCGAATTGTTTATGCAACGACAATGTATGCTGACAACAACAGACAATCCATTTGATCCGTTTAAACAGTTTACTTCATGGTTTCTGTTCGATGTGGAAAAGGGTTACAATACCTGCGCTTATCTGGGGAGGATTGCAAAGATTTCAGAACAGTTGTCGGATGAAGAGAACGACAATGAAGTAGAACGTGCGATTGACGAGATTATCAAATACGATTTTATGAACATTTACAGGAAAGTAACAAGACAAAACGATGCTGT